TGGGCATCCAAATTCAGGAAAGAGTTACTTCGCGCGCAAGTGCGTTGAAATGATGGGAGATGAAAACGCAAAGATTTTTTCAACCGTTGATACCACAAAATGGATCGCGAAAAGCCTTGGTTGGAATGGAACAAAAACAGATAAAGATAGATGGTTTCTCTCCGAACTTAAAAGATTAACAAAAGAATGGAAAGATTTTCCATTTCAAGAAGCAAAAAAGAAGATTGACGATTATAATTTCCAGTGGAAAGTTCTAGGAAAAGATTTGAGAAAAACCGCCGTTTTCATTATGAGTCGTGAGCCAGATGAAATTGCAAGATTTGAAAACGAACTCGGCGCGAAGTCCATTTTTTTAATGAGTTCAAATGAAGACACTAATTTTTCAAATGACTCTGATGCCAATGTCGCCAATCATGATTATGATTATATAATTGCAAATCCAATGAATGATGAGATTATTCAGGCCATTGATGAATTTTTAGAAAAAGAAAGATTATACTATTTACCAGAAAGAAAACAGAAAAATAAGATTTACATTCAAATGTTGAAAGGAGCAAAAGAATGATTGGATATATTGATGGTTATGATTTTAAAGAAATGAATGCAATGAAGTATTGGGCGCCACCGGCTTCATGGGATCTTGAAAAGAAAAAAGAAAAGACAAGAAGCCGCATTTTTAGTGGTGAATGGTGGGGCGCGGAAAAGAAAGACGGTTATTTTACAAAAATTATTAAAGATGAAGATGGTAATATCTTTATGCAAAGCCGCAGCCGTAATGTAAAAGGTGAATTTCCAGAAAAACATGAATGGGTTCCGCATCTTCGAAGTTTTTTTGATGAATTGCCTAACGGTACTTGTTTGCTTGGTGAGCTATATCTTCCAAGTAAGCCAGGTTCTTCTAATATTACAACGCTTCTTGGTTGTCTAAAAGAGAAATGTATTGCAAGGCAAGAAAAAGGAGAAAAGCTTCACCTCTATATCTTTGATATTCTTGCTTGGGAAGGTAAGAGCTATATGAAGATGCCACTAAAGGAAAGAATGAATGAGATTAGTTTTTTAGGGCGCACGTATCCCTACGAGTTTGTTTCTTATGCAAAATTCTTTAATGGAAAAGAACTCTGGGAAAATCTTCAGAGAATTCTTGCAGAGGACGGCGAAGGCATGGTTATTCTACATCAAGACTCCTTTTATGAACCAGATAAGCGTCCTTCTAAGACGACTCAAAAGGTAAAGAAAGAACTCCAAGATAACCTTGATGTTGTTATTATTGGTGCTAATAAACCAACCCGTCTTTATAATGGAAAAGAAATTGAAAATTGGAAGTATTGGGAAGATACAAAGACTTTTAAGCGTTTAAATGGCGACTTTTTCAAAGAATACGCAAATGGTGCAGCGATTGAACCAGTTACTAAAATGTATTTTATGAACGGAGCTGGCTCTTTGAAGATTGGTGTATATAAAGATGGGAAAATTGTACAAGTAGGTTCATTGAGTGGCTTGGATGATGAAGTTCTCTTTAACTGGCAAGATTATGTAGGAAAAGTCGCAGAGATTACCGCAATGCAAATTATGGAGACAGGAGGACTGCGGCATTCGAAGTTCCAAGAGTGGCGAGAAGACAAATCTCCAAAAGATTGTACGTGGGAGAGCTTCTATGGGAATTAATAATCCTTCTTCTTATGAACGAAAAGTAATTGAAATTCTTCAAAAAGAAGGTATAAAATATGAGCGTGAAAAGACCTTTTCGGATTTGCGGAGAGGTCTTCTTCGCTATGATTTTTTCTTGCCAGAACAAAACCTCTTGATTGAACTCCAAGGCCAGGGTCATTTTTACTTTATCAAGAAATTTCATAGAGATAGATCGGACTTTCTTAAATCACAAGAGCGTGATCGTAAGAAAATTAGTTTTGCTCTCGCGCACGAAATTCCTCTTTATTGTATTCCATATTGGGAGATGGATAGCATAAGAAAGTCAGAAGACCTTTGGAGAGAAAAGTACAGGGCGCGAAGTCAATATTTTAACGATGAAATTTATAGAGAACATATAAAAAAGTAGAAAAAATGCACCAAAAACCTACTTAATAGCGAAGCAGAAGGAGGAGATGCCACGAGTCTACAAGAAATAGCAAATTCTGTTGGCGGCGTCTTTTTGATTATCTTTTTAATATGGCAAGTTTGGGAAAAAGTTAGTGGCAATATGGAATGGTATTCCAAAAGAAAACTAGCTAGACTTGAAAAAGAAAAACTTGCAAGAGAGAAGGAGATAGAAGCAGTTGTTCAAAAAGTTATTGAAAAAACAATATCTCCGATACTCAATGAGCTAAAAGAAAAAAACGCTCAACAAGATGCACGTCTAGCCCGACTAACAAAAACTTCAAATGATATGCTTCGCAATTCCATGGTTAAGATTTATTACTCCTATCTTCCGTACAAAAAAATTCTTTATTATGACAAAGAAGTATTGATAAAACTTCATGGAGATTATGAAATACAGGGCGGCAATACTTTTATCGAAGAATTGTGGGACGAAATTAAAACATGGACAGTAGTACGAAACACAGAAGAACTCAAGAAATAAAAAGAAGAGGACAAGCCTTTTGGTTTGTCCTCGCTTTCTTTTTTATTCGATTTTTTTGCCTTTAACTCTTTCAATAACTTCTGCGATTGCACTAGAACCAGACATAATAACAAAAGCTGTAAGAATTTCGCCAGCTATGGTCGCCGCGGAAGTAAAACCCCACGCGCAAATAATGTCAAGTCCAAATGAAAAAGTTAAGAAGAACGCGCCGACGGCAGAAACCGCAACGGTAATCCACTTTCCAAAAGACAAATCTGTCCACAACACCTTTAAGCGGTCAACCGCGAACCACATGGTAGTAGAAACTGCAATTAATAGTGCTAACATTTCCATTTATTTTTCCTCCTTTTGTATTCGTAAAACGCTTGCGTTTTACAAATTCTTTATTATTTATTTATTATTATTTATTATTTATTCTTTATTTCCTGGAATAATTCGGAATATTCCGCTAAGGATTGGAATATTGGAATACTTGGAATATTTTGGAATACTTTTTGGAATATTTTGTTCATTTTGGAATATTTTGGAATATTTCAGGAATATTTCAGGAATATTTTCCTTACTAAAATATTCTTTTTTATCTTATTAAATTATTCCAATTTTGGAATATTTTGGAATATAATCATGCTTAGTTTTTGGAATTTGGAATATTTTGGAATACTATTTTGAAATATCATATTTTGTGCCAATTAAAAGTTGTGGCTTGGTTTTTCTCATTTGAGCAATCCATTTGCTAACAGTACCTTGATAAACATCTTCTAATTCAGCTATTTTCTTTTGACTATATCCTTTACGAAGATATTCAGCAACTTTTTCAAATTTTACCGAATTGTTAATAGTAGTTATTTCTTTTTTAAAATTATAATCTTCGTGCATTTTATTTATGATAGGTGCGATTTGTTTAATATAGCGACGAATATCGGCTACATCTTCAAAATCTGTTTTACCAGTTAAAGTATATTGGATAACAGCAATAGCTAATTGACCTGCCAACTCTTGTTGTCCATTATTATAATAATCAGCAAGAACTTCCAAAGTAGTATTATATACTAATCCATAAGTAAAAGGAATATCACCTGTTACTATTTTTCTTTCCTCCATCTTCGTTTTCCTCCGTCTTTCGTTTGTTTAAATATGTTTGTATTGCATCTTGCAATTCGGGAGTGTTTTTAAAGTAGAAAACGTCATGAATTAAATTTTTTCTATTAGGAGCAATATATTCAATTTTAAAGCCTTTTAGCCGCAGATAATATGCCATAGATTTAGAGTAAACGCAAAAATTCATATTTAAATCTCCTTTTTCTCAAAAAAATATTCAATAGTTTCTCTTATGAAATCACTTAATGAAACGTGATTTTTCTTTTTGTAATCATCTATCTTATCTTTCATCTCTTTACTTACATTTGTCTTTATAGGATAGATATATACTGGTTTCATTTTTCCTCCACCTCCCATATATAAGAAAAGTTTATTCTGTAAAAGTTCAAAAAATTGAGAAAGTATTTTTACCTTTTATAATAATTATAACTTAATAAAAGAGAAAAATCAATTTCAAAAGTAAAAGAAAGAAGAATTTGAAATTTTCTTTTTTCTTAAAACTTTGATATAATAATTGTAGTAAAAAGAAAGAGGTGTACTATGGAATTAAGTAAACTTCAAGAAGATATTGTAAATGCACCAGAACCAGTTATTTTTGTAGAGGCCAGTGCAGCAGCGGGAAAGACGGCAGTTATAGCCGAAAAAATTAGAAAAAATTTAAATAGTGGAAAAAGGATTGTGGCTTTCACTTTTACAAACATGGCAGCTGGTGAAATGAAAAAAAGATTAGGAATTTCCAATAATGATGAAATTTATATTGGAACAATTCACTCTTATTGCACACAGCTTTTACTTCGTAAAGGAATTGAGGAAGCGCGCAGAGCCATCGATCAAGAAAATTTTGATGAGCTTTTTGAATTAATTAATGAACATCGAGAAGCGATTGAACCAGTTGATCTAATCATTTGTGATGAAACTCAAGATAGTGACGAACTCCAATTTCGTTTTATGTTTGATCTAATTCATGCACCAGAATATTTTATTTGCTATGACCGTAGGCAATCTATTTATCAATGGGCTGGCGCGCGACCCGAACTTTTAGATGACTATGCAGAAGAGTTTGATGCAACGATTTATAGTTTGAACGAAAATTATCGAAACGCGCCACGTATTTTGAGTTTTGCAAAAGAAATTATTGAAAAAACTGGAATGTATGATAACTCAATCCCAATGAGAAAAGATAGACAAGGTGTTATAAAAAGTGTCCCATATTCAAAGCAAGTTATTGTGGAGAGCATTAATACAACTCGTCGATATAATAGATGGGCTTTTCTTGTGAGAACCAATGCTGAGGTTGATGATTTATGTAGAATTTTATCTTCCGCACGAATCCCATATGACACATTTAAGCAAGGTGATCTTAAAAAAGAAGAACTCGATGAGAGAATGAGTGCTGATACAGTTAAAGTTCTGACAATGCACAGCGCAAAAGGCTTGGAGTGGGATTTTGTTGGTGTCTATGATGCACGTTTTTACAATCGGGAAGAAAGATGCTTGGCTTACGTGGCGGCGACTCGTGCAAGAGATGGATTACTTTGGCTAACGAAACCGCGCTTTCCACGCTACAATGGCGAAAAAGTTTATGATTGGAGTTTTAATAAATAATGTCTAATGAATATAAAGATTGGCTTCAAGAACAAGAAGAACAAAATTTATCAATTATTAATGATATGAAAACGAAAGGCTTTGCTTACTTAAATCCAGAAGAGTTCTTTGAGTTTTTAACTTCAATGCAAGACTTAAAACTTCATGGATTCTATGTAGAAAAAGCTTTGGACAGAATTGATACTTACATTATTACACCAGATAAAAAGACTAAGAAAAGGTGGAATAAAGAATGACAAATCGAGAAGAAATTATTCAATCTATTGGTATTGAGCAGATGATTCGTGACTGTGCAGATCGTTACTACGATATTGAGGGTTGGTTAAAGCGAAATTTTTGCGATGTTTGTCTTGACAAAATGAACAATGAGCCGCCATGCGATTTAGACACTGCTATTCAAAAGAATTGTCCTTATGGACTTTTTTGTTTGAATGACGATGAAATTACTGATATGTGGCTTAATAGCGAGAAAGAGGACGATTAATGTCCTCTTTTTCTTTTTACTCTTTTACTACTTTATAAACTTTTTCTCCAATTTCAATAACCTTATACCCGGGAGCCACAAAAGAGCCTCCAAGATTGTCATCTCCTTATGTTGGTGACCAACCATAGAAAGTGCCGCCATATACTTGAATATCTTCGACTTTCCCAGTATTTTTAACATTTAGAAGGACATCGCCTTCATTGTGATTACCTTTAAAACGATATTCGCCACCATAAATATCCACATGAGAGTTCTCACAATAAATACATTGACTTCCTTCCTTACTCTCAAAAGTACCGTTAAGAATTGTAATCTCGGCTCCACGATAAGCACTAACTGGAATAGCTTTTTGACTTTCACCGACAGAAATAAGTCCATTTCTATCAATAACCATTTTTGCACCATTTTGGGCACAAAGAAGCCAGTTGCCACATTGAGAAGAAGCTTTCAATTCTTTGCCATTAAGATTAACCTCTACATTGACGGCGCCGTCTGCTGTAACTTCATCATTAGCATTGATATTTTCAGAAAGAACCAGATTCTTACCACTTTTAATGGAAGCAACCGCGCCAGAAAAATCATTTACTTTTTCAGTATTCCTAATAAGAGAATCGATCATTGGAGACAATACATTTGGATTTGTATTGTTTGGGGTCTTTAAAATATATTCGAGAATTTGTTGTTTTGTCATAAAGACACCTCCTCTATTGAGAAAGTAACTTTAATTTGATTTTTTGATGTTTTTTTGATATAATAATTAAAGAAAAAGAAAGGAGTTAATATGTTCAAAGTAAAAAGAAAAGGAACAGACAAAGTTTACCAAGTTTTGGATACTTCGGTAGACGAAATATTTGGATTAACTTACTTTTTAATTTGGGAAAATGGTGGATGGAGATGGCGTTCTGCCAAAAATTTTGTTCCACCGAATTGGAAGGAGGATGAAGGAACCAAATGAGTTATGATGCAAATAGTATTCAGACTCTAAATTTTAAAGATGCTATTCGTACAAGAATTTCTATGTATATGGGAAGCGCAGATAATCAAGGCGTTCTCCAGTGCATTCGTGAAATTATTACGAATTGTATTGACGAAGCAACCGTTGGATACTGTAGTAGAATTTTCGTAGATTTATATGAAGGAAACCGCGTCACGGTTTTAGATAACGGGCGCGGCTGTCCGTTTGGAACAAGAGACGATGGCATTGATGCTCTTGAAGCAATCTATACATTACCCCATAGTGGTGGTAAATTTAATGATAAGACTTATCAAAATGTGGCAGGAATGAATGGTATCGGAGCAAAAGGTGTTGCTCTCTCTAGCGATAAATTTCGCGCGGTTTCAATGCGCGATGGAAAACAATGTGAGCTAATCCTTGAGAAAGGTAAGAAAGTTTCTTTAAAGACAACAGAAGGAGAAGGTCGAGGTACTTTTGTAGACTTTACTCCTTCACCAGAAGTTTACAATCTGGAACCAATTTCAATTAAATTCTCTGATATAAAAGAAATGTGTCGAAATTGGTCTTATCTTTATCCATCTTTAACTTTTATTCTAAACAACCATATTAAAGGTGAAGAAGAAACAGTTGAATACCACGCGAAGAATGGCCTTTTAGATTTTATGACGACCTACGCAGGAAAGTCTTTGAATAAGACTCCTTTACACATTATTCTCGCTGAAGATGGTATTGAAGCAGAAATTGTTATGTGCTGGACAAATAACCGCAACGAAGAATTTTATGTTTTTACAAACGGCCTTGAAAATGTTAATGGAGGAACAAGCTTAACGGGTGTTAAGACGGCTCTTACTAATTACTTCAAGAAGAAAGTAAAAGGTGACGTCTCGCCAGATGTTTTACGTAAAGGCTTATTCTATGCCGTCAGCTGCAAAGTTCCAAATCCAAGCTTTAGCGATCAGACAAAAACGAAAGTCAATACACCTGCACTTAGAGGACTGTGTCAGCGCGCGACTTCTCAAATGTTGGGAGATTTTGAGAAGAAACATACTGATGAGTTTCAGAAAATTTTGGATTTACTTTTAAAAGAAGTCAAAGCAGAGGCTGCGGCAGAAAGAGCACGGCAAGCAATTCTTAACCATGAAAAAGAACAAAAAGCTAATGAACACAAAAAACTTCTTAATATTGACAAATTGAGAGACGCGAGAAAACTGGGAAAAGATAGTATTTTGCTTTGTGTTGAGGGTAATTCAGCGGGCGGCTCAATGTCAATCGGTCGTGATCCAAATACTTACGGTGTTTTAATGTTCCGAGGTAAGGCTCTAAATCTACTTAAAGCTTCTATTGAAGATGGACTAGATAATGAAGAAGTAAAACTTCTTCTTCAGGCGATGGGTATTATCTATGGAAAACCTTACAATGCTGAAAAACTTAGATATGGGAAGGTAGCTTTAGCAGTCGATTCTGATTTTGATGGAAGTCATATATCACTACTTCTTATGGCTATGTTACAAGTTCTCGCGCCAGAATTTATCAAAGAAAATAGACTATTCTGGCTGCGTGCGCCTACTTGCAAAGTTGAAACAAAACAAAAAACATATTATTATTATAATGAAGAAGAGTTTAAAAGTCACCCTCAAGGAAATATTACTTTCTTTAAAGGACTTGGTCAGATGACTGATGATGATTTAAAAAACTCTATGTTTAGCAAAGAGTGGCAACATCTTGAGCCGATTGAGTATTCAGAAGATGGTATTTCCATTCTTTATTCTTTAATGGGAGAAGACGTTGAACCGAGAAAAGAATTTGTTTTTAATAATATTGATTTTTCAAAGTTTGAGGTAGAATAAATGTCAAATATAAAAGAAGTAATTAAAGATAGTTTTTCTCGGTACGCAGGCAATGTTATTCTTAATCGCGCGATTTGTGACGCGAGAGATATGCTTAAACCGTCCGCGAGAATGTTGATGTATAGTCAGATGGCTATTACTAAAAATATCCCCTCAAAACCTTTTGTAAAAAGTGCCCGAGTGGTCGGTGACGCACTCGGACATTACTATGAACACGGTGACAGTAGCTGCTACGGAACATATATGAGAATGGCAAAACCTTTTGCTATGCGTTATTGTTTGGAAAATTGTCAGGGTAATAGCGGCACAATTAACTCTACAAATGATGAAGCAAGTATGAGATATACCGAACTTAGACTTAGTGATTTGGGTTTTAGTCTTTTTAATGATATTGATAAAGAAACAATTAACGAATGGAGTACAAATTTCGACGAAACCGAAAGTTATCCAAAAGTCGCACCATCAAAAGGATATTATAATATTTGTAATGGAACGATAGGTTTAGGTATTGCTCTCTCATCGAGCATCCCTCAGTTTAATCTGAAAGAAATTAATAATTCTTTGATTAAGTTGCTTTGGAACCCTAAAATTAGTTTTGAAGAAATCTGCGTGTTACCAGATTATGCCACTGGTGCACTCCTTCTAAACGAAGACGAAGTGCGCGAAAGTTTAAGAGTTGGTAGCGGCGCGGCGGCAAAACTTCGTTCCGTTGTTGAGTATGATAAAAAGAGAAGAACTTTAATCGTAAAAGAACTTCCTTATGGAGTTTATACCGAAACAATTAACAAACAGATCCAAAGTCTTTTGGAGAAAAATCCGAACTGCGGCATTGATAATATAAATGATGCTTCTCATAAAACGCCAGATTATGAGATTTATTTAACAAAAAATGCAAAGCCAGATAAAGTCTTAAAGCTTTTATTTAAGGAGACATCTCTTCAAAGTTATAATACTATTAATATGACAGTATTAGTGGACGGTAAGAAGCCTGCTGTTTTGGGATTAAAAGAACTTCTCCAGTCTCATCTTGACCATGAAAAAATTGTTTATACACGCGGTTTTGAGTTCGATCTCCGAAAGATTGTGGCGCGACTTCACATCATCGAAGGTTTAATGAAAGCCTACGATATGATTGATGAAGTTGTTAAAACGATTAAGTCTTCTTCTTCGAGCAAAGAAGCTAACATTGCATTGCGCGAACTTTTATTGATTGATGAAATTCAAGCGAAAGCAATTCTTGATCTAAAACTTTCTCGTCTTTCAAAGCTTGACATTAATAAGCTAAAAGACGAAAAGTCTGGTCTTGAAAAAGAAAAGACTCGTATTGAAGCAATCCTCAATGATGAAACCCTCTTAAAGAAAGAAATTGAAAAAGGCTTGCGTGAAGTTGCTGCAAAATTCGGAGACGCACGCCGTACAAAAATTATGAACATTTCTAATGATGATGATGAAGAAGATGTCGAAGAAAAACAACTTTCTCTTTCTTTAACGAATGAAGGTGCAGTATTTACCACAGAAACCTCAACTCTCTACTCTCAAAAGAGAAATGGTACAGGTTCTAAGTTCAAGCTGGATAAAGGAGAATATGTGGTAGATACGGTAATTGGTAGTAGTAAAGATGAGATTCTTTTCTTCACTAGCACTGGGAAATTCTATCATACAAAAACAAGTGATTTTGTAGTTGGAGAAAAGCAGTATCTTAATAATTTAATTTCATTGGAAGTTGATGAAAAGATTATGGCATCGACTCTTTTAACAAAAGAAAATCAAAAAGATAATATTATTTTTATCACAAAGAAAGGTTTACTGAAGAAGTCGTCTCTTTCCGAATATAATTTAAAAAGAGGGAATGGCGCGCAGGCTATAAAATTAGATGATGACGATACAATTCGTTCTGTTTTAATTTTAAAAGATGAAAACATTGGTATTCTTTCCAAAGCTGGATACTTTATAATGATTTCCACTTCTGATATTAGACCCATTGGAAGGATTGCGCGTGGAGTTATTGGAATGAAGCTTTCGTCAAAAGATGAAGTCATTTCTGCTCATGTTATTCTAAATGACACAAAAGAAATTGCATCTATTTCAGAAGACGGTTATACAAAACGGACTGACATTGGTGAGTTTAAAGTTACTGGTCGAGCAACGAAAGGAGCTAAAATTCAATCATCAGAAAACATGATTGATTTTTTGACTTTTAATGAAAATTCAGATATACTTATAGTATCAAATAAAGCTCAAATAAAGATTAAAAAAGATGATATTCCTCTTCTTGGTCGTGGCGCAGTTGGGGTTAAATCTATTAAATTAGGAAGTGGAAAAGTCGTTTGTTTTTCTAAAATTTAAGGGAATTGAATTTTGAAAAAAACTTTAAAAAGAGCTATACTATTTATAGAAAGTTAAGGGAAGAAGAAATCTCCCCAACTTAATAAAATATTTATTTTAATTTAAAAGGAGTTTTTTAAGATTATGAAGCTAACTGAGAAGTCTAATGAAGTTTTTGAGTATGTAAAGGCAAATGGTGCACGTGTTTCCGTTGAGGAGATTTGTAAGGCAGTTGACAGAGCATCTCGTTCTGTTAATGCTAATGTTAATGACCTAGCAAAGAAGGGCCTTGTAGAGCGTGAGAAGGTCGAGGTTGAGGGTGCTGATAAGCCAATCACGTATGTTGTTCTTACTGATGAGGGTAAGGCATTCGTTCCTTCTGAAGACGAGGAATAATTTAGATTAATCTTGGGGCTAGGAATAGCCCCATTTTTAAACAAGAACCACAATAATTTTTTTATCACAAACTTACAAAAGGAGAAAATTAAATGTTAAGAGAAGCAGAAAATATTGTAAAGATTGAAGGTATTTTAGCAGAAACAGATTTGAAGTATGGTTCTTATATAAAGAATGGTCAGCGGATTGAAACGATTGGCGGCACCATTACTGTAAATGTTGACCAAGTTATTGATGGTGTACCGCAGACCTCACAAATTCCAGTTCATATGTTTAGTGCTAAGTATACAAAGACGAATAAGATTAATCCTTCTTATGAATCTATTGAGAGAGTTATGAAGGAGTTTAAGTCTATCGCTGCGACTGGTAATGTGGAGGAAGCTGATAAGATTAGAATTACACGTGGATATCTTAGAATGAATGAGTATTATAACACTCAGACCGATAAGTTTGTTAGTTTTCCTCGCGTTCATTCTAACTTCGTGAATAAGGCGACTGGTGAATTTAATCCCCAGGCAAATTTTAGCATGACCTTTGCAGTCTCTAATATTCAGCCAGTTGTGGATTCCCAGGGCGTTGAACTTGATCCGAAGCAGCTTGAAGTTACAGTAATTGTTCCTTATTATGGCGGTAAGGTTGATATTATGAAGCTTCGCGCGAAGAATCCAAATGTAGTTAATGCTATTGAACAGTATTGGAGTACAGATGATACCTTTAAGGCAAATGGCCGTCTTGAGTGGTTCTCCAAGACTGAAAAGGTTCTTGAGGAAGTTGACTTCGGCGAGCCAATCGAGAAGCTCAAAACAACTAGTAGTAGTGATATTGTCATTACTGGTGGCTCTCAGGTTCCTCTTGATGGTGATTTCGCCTTTGACCAAGATGAACTTGTTGCCGCACTTAGAGAGAGAAAAGCTCGTCTTGAAGAGCAGAAGAACAAGCCAAAGAATAGAACGGCTCCGGCGCCCGCGCCCGCAAATTCTAGTTCTATACTCGCTGGCGAAGATTTGGGATTTTAATCCCAAGTCGGGAGGTGAAGTAAATGGCTATTGATATTTTATCTCTTGAGCCAAATGTTATTTCAAGAGATCTACGTGGAAAATATATTTTGTTAGCAGGCGCGCCTAAGATTGGTAAAACAACACTTTGTTGTCAATCAGATAAGGCTCTAATTTTAGCAACAGAAATTGGTACTAATGCCCAAGGTGGTGCAATGGTACAACCAATTCAGAAGTATTCAGACTTTAAGTTGGTTTTAAGACAGTTGGAAAATCCAAAAGCGAAAGAGAAATATTCTACGATTTGCGTGGATACTCTGGGGATACTCTATGATCTATGTGAACAATATATCTGCCAACAAAATGGTGTTACAAAACTTGGAGACGTTCCTTATGGCGCTGCGTATAGTCAACTATCTAAAGAATTTGAATCTTCTCTTAGAAAGATTACCATGATGGGGTATGGATTAATTATGACCTGTCATCTAAAGGAGTCTTATGATGATGATGGAAGATTATTAAGTGCAAAGCCCGATCTTAATAATCGCTGCTTAAAGATCACCAACGGCCTTGTTGATCTCATTGCAGTCATTACGCAGACATGGAATGAAAAAGGAGAAAGTGAACGTTGGATTCAGACGCGCGCGACTCCTACTATTTCTGCTGGTAGTCGTTTTAGATTCCTCGAACCCCGCATCCCCTTTGGTTTCCATGAATTAGAGAGTGCATTAGCAAAAGCTATTGATGAGGAAGAGAAGCACGGTGCGAAAGTCGTAGATGAGGCTCCTATTATTCAAACGGAAAAGATAGATTTCGAGAAAACGATGTCAGAAGCTCGTGAACTTTGGATTTCAAAAGTAAATGCCGCGCAGACAGATGAAGAAAAAGAAGCGATTGTTCGGGCTATGTCGAAAAAGGTTGAGCTAGTTTTTGGCAGAAAAATTAAACTATCGGAAGTTACTGAGGATCAAGCTGACTTGTTAGCTTTAGTCTTGATGGATTTGAAAACATTATAATCTGGTATTTTAAGACTTTTAAAAAAGAATATGCAAAGTGGTTTGAGGTGTAGATAAACTCTACACCTCAAATTTGCTATTTTCTCCAAAATATGATATAATTATTTTATAGAAAGGAGTGAAAATATGGCTCCACATATTGTAATGTGTCGTTTCTGTAAAGAAAGATTTAATGCAAAAAAAGATAGAGAGAATATTGATTGGGTTCAAAAGTCGAAAGGTTGGTATTATCATACAAGTTGTTATCAAAAAATGAGGTCGGAAAAAGATTCAACAAATGATATATGGAAAGACCGCATTTATGATTTCATCGCACATGACCTAAAAGTTTCATATAATTATTTTTTATGTGAACAACAACTCATTAATTTTGTAGAAAAAGATAGGATTGGAACCTATAAAGGGATTTATTTCGCACTCAAATACTTTTATGAAATTAAACATGGAGATTGGAATAAAGGAAATGGTGGGTTGGGTATTATTCCCTACATCTATAAAGATTCAACTGATTATTGGGTCGCGCGCGAAGAAAGAGAAAAAGGAATTTTAGCCGGAATTGAGCAACAATTAAAAGAAAAAGAAGTCTCTCCTGTTATAAAAGTTAAAAAGAGAAAATCTGAAAAAGAAAAAAGTAAGTGGAATTTGGAGGATATTTAATGACCGACAAGAATACAATAATTCAGATTTTTGGAAGCTTGATGAAAACTCCAAAGCTTTTGAGTCAGGTTGATAAGTATAGTATTACGCCAAGTGATTTTGAAACAAGATTTGAAAAGTTTATTTTTGTCGCAATCGATAATTTATATCGAAATGGCGCTGAAAGGATAAACCCAGTTGATGTTTCAAATTTTTTAGAGACAAACGCTTCTGGAAAAGTTATTTTTGAACAGAATAATGGTATTGAGTATTTACAGGATTGCGAGTTTTTGTCCGATGAAAATAACTTTCAATATTATTACACAAAGTTAAAGAAATTTAACCTGCTGCGCGATCTTCAAAAAATGGGAATTGATACTTCTGAATTTTATATTGAAGATTTAACACGACCACATGCATTTGACGTAAATAAAAAATTTGAAGAATTAACAATTAAAGATGTAGTTGATGCAACAAAGAAAAAACTTTTGAAAGTTGAAAAGGATTACATTCAAGACTCAAATGTTCAAAGCTGGGATTTGGCAGATGAAATTGATGATGTTATCGATGAATTTGGTGCGGAAGAAAATATTGGACTTCCAATTAATGGAGATATTCTATCTCCAATTTTAAATGGTGCTGAACTGGGTGCGCTTACTATCCGCAGTGGATCAAGTGGTTTGGGCAAGACAAGAGTGGCGGTAGCTGACTGTGCTAAATTGGCGTTTCCTTTTTACTTCGACTTGGAAAGTCAAAAATGGGTCAAGAGCGGTTCAAGCGAACCAACTCTCTTTATTATGACAGAACAGAAACCAGATCAAATCATTAAAATGTTTCTAGCTTATTTGAGTGGAATAAATGAAACAAAATTTCGTTTCAATGATTTGACTAATGAAGAAAAGAAGAGAATTGAAATTGCAAAAAAAATCATCAAAGATTTTAACAATGTAAAATTGATGAGAATACCTGACCCGTCAATCGAACAGTTAAAGCTAGCTGTTAGAGAAGAAGTTATTATGTCTCAAAGAAAGTATGTATTCTTTGATTATATTTTTGTCTCACCAGCTTTATTAGAAGAATTCCGAGGACATGGCCTTCGTAACGATGAGTGCTTACTTTTAATGGCGACCGCGCTAAAAGATTTGGCAATCGAACAAAACGTCTCAATCTTTACTTCAACACAGGTAAATGCGAGAGCTGATGATAATACAGAAATCAGAAATGAATCTTCATTAGCTGGTGGTCGTTCGACTATTAATAAAGCTGATAATGGTATGATTATGGCGCGACCCACAAAAGATGAAATTGATATTCTTACAAAAGATGGTACTTTATCTGGTGGAATTATACCGAATGTTGTAATAGATATTTTCAAAGTTCGTTCTGGTAACTGGAACCAAGTTAGAGTTTGGCGTTATTTTGATTTAGGTACGCTTCGTGTTAAAGACTTATTCGTAACGGACTCGCGCCTTATGCCAATTCAAAATCTTAATTTGTATAATTATGATTGGGAAATTACGAAAGAGGAAGAAAAATATTTAAAAGAAATAAATAAGAAAGGATAATAATGGATTATAAACAAATAATCGAAGAACTTTCTTGTGAGCAAGTAGAAAAAATTTTGGATAAATTAGATGTGCCGTGGGTTGATAAGGGAGAATACTTACTTTGCAAAACAGCCTGCCATAATATTGACTTAGAAGAAGCATCTTGGAAATTATATTATTATAAGAATACTCATTATTTTTATTGTTATACAAGTTGTGCAAGTATGAGTATTTTTAGATTTCTTGAACATTATTATGAGACGCGCGCGATTCCTTATGACTGGCATGAAGATGTTCTTAATTTTGTTATTAGCTATAATGAAAATTATTTTAAAGAAAATAATAATCTTGTTGTAAAGTATACTCCTCAAAGAGAAAAATTTGAACAGAAAAAAAATAGGCGTCAACTTCCAATATATCCAAATGGAATCATCAACGCTTTTGTAAAACGGTATCCAGTCGAATGGATTCAAGAAGGAATCAGCGTTAAAGCAATGGAAAAGTATCATATTCGTTTTTCAGAAGTTCAAAATAAAATTATTATTCCTCATTATAATGTAAATGGTGAATTAGTTGGAATTAGAGGGCGCGCGCTTGATAAATGGGAAATTGAGAATGTTGGAAAATATTTACCAGTCCAAGTTGAGGGTAAGTGGTATTCTCACCCGTTGAGCCTAAATCTTTATGGGCTTTTTGAAAATAAAGAGAATATCAAGAAATATAGTATTTGTTATGTATATGAAGCGGAAAAAAGTATACTTTTGTCTGAATCATTTTCATTTCCTAATTGCGGAGTAGCAGTCTGCGGCAGTCAGTTTAATAAATATCAAGTTGACTTACTTCTTAGATATTGTCAGCCAAAGGAAATTGTCCTCTGCTTTGACAATGAAGAAAAAGAAAAAGAAGATAAATATTTTAATAAGTTAATGGGAATTTGTAAGAAGTATAATAATTATTGTAATTTCTCATTTATTTATGATAGAAAAAATTTAACAAAGAAGAAAGATAGTCCTGTTGATAGAGGAGAAGAAATCTTTCGAGAATTAGTAAAGGAAAGAGTAAAGGTGAAGTAAAAAAGTGAAGTATAAACTAGTAAATGAAAAAATTACAGAAAATTATGGACGAAATCTACTTCGCGCGCGAGGTATTGAAAATATTGATCTATTTCTACACCCAGATCCAACTTGCCTTCAATCATGGGAAGATTTAGATAATATTAGTAAAAGCGCAGTAATGGTTTTAGATAGGATTCTAGATGATAAACCATGGGCCATAATCGTGGATTGCGACACTGATGGCGCCTGTTCTTTTGCAATTATCTATCAATATCTAAAAAGACTAAATCCAGAGAAAGAAATTAAATTTTTTATCCACACAGGAAAGCAACATGGTTTTTCTGATATGATGGATAACTTGATGGATACGGATTGGGGGCTAATAATCGCGCCGGACTCAGCCACCAATGACGGCCAATATATTGAACAATTTAATTGTCCAGTTTTAGTTTTAGATCACCACTTAAAAGAAGAAAGTTCAAAGATCCCTCTTAATATGTTCTTTGTAAATAACCAAGAGTCTCAATTTTATAAGAATAAAGATTTGTGCGGTGCAGGTGTAACTTGGCAATTTTGTAGAGCTTTAGATTATTATAGTCAAAACGATTGGGCAAAAGATTATATTGATTTATGTGCATTAGCAGAAATTGGTGATATGATGAGTGTTTTGAATTATGAAAATCAGTATCTAATTCAAACTGGTCTTCACAATATAAAAAATACGATGTTTAAAGTTCTATTAGATAAACAAGACTATTCAATGGGTGGAAAGATTAACCCAACTACTATTGCATTTTATATTGTTCCACTCATTAATGCAATGATTAGAGTTGGCTCACAAGAAGAAAAGGAAAGACTATATCGAGCTTTTGTTGAACCAAATGTGCTAGTAGATTGTCATAAACGTGGCGCGAAAGGTACTAAAGAGCGGCTTTGCGTAGAGAGCGCGCGTGAATGTACGAATGCAAAAGCAAAGCAAGACAGAGAAAAAGAAAAAATTGTTGAATCTTTGGAGATGAAAATTTTCAAACAAGACTTATTGGAAAACCAAATTCTTTTTGTTCCACTTGATAATGATGACGATTTTCCTCCCGAACTCAATGGGTTGTGCTCGATGGTCTTAGCTTCCAAATATCATAAGCCAACAATTATTGCAAGAGAAAATAGTGATGGCTTTTTTAGAGGAAGCGCGAGGGCTATGAGTAATACAGAATTAACTTCGTTTAAGAAGTATTTGGAAAACACTGGTTTATTTGAATATACTTTGGGTCGATAATTGTGGCCCGTAACACCTTTTCCGTTTCATCAACGGGGTCATTTTAATAAATGGCTAACGAGGAAGCCTCAGCACATAATGGTGGTGGTAATCTCGTGGGAAACTTGACTTAGAAAAAAGAAAAAGGAGGTGAAAAGGTGAAAAAAGCAATCTATAAAATAGAAAATAAAATCAATCATAAGATTTATATTGGACAAGCAAAAGACCCAAAAGTTAGATGGAGACAACATATCAATGGGAAGAACGAAAAAAATTGTCCAATCCATAGGGCTTTGAAAAAATATGGAGCAGAAAATTTTACATTTGAAATTTTAGGCTGGTTTGAGAATTATAACGAAAAAGAGCGAGAATATATTGTTCTATATAATGCAAAAGTTCCAAATGGATATAACATTCGAGCTGGTGGAGAAGAACCTCCTGTCCTAAAAGCAGAAAATAATCCAAATAGCGTTATTACGCAAGAAGTCGCCGATAAAGTTATACAAGACATATTGGACTGGAGAATTCCAGCTAAAACAATTATAAAGACTAGAAGGATTACTTCAGATATTTTTCGTCATATCAAAGAAGGCAATTCTTGGAGAAAAGAAGAGTTGATTTATCCACTTCGTCCGTCAGAAAAAGAATTGGACGAATATCGAGTATTATATATACAATGGCTTTGCTGTAGCTCTAATATCCCTCTAAATCATATTGGAGCAAAGGTTGGATGGAATAAGTCTTCTGCAAAAATGATAAATCAAGGGAATAACCATTTTGATGAACGACTAAAATATCCTATTCGGAACAATCGAGATTATAATAAAAAAATTCTAAGTCAAGAAACCTGTATCGACTATCTTCATTTTGAAGAGTAAGATAATTATTGATACGTTATCTGAAATGGGTGTTCATAGAAAAATTCTATGTAAAAAATAGTCAGAGCCTTTAGAAATAAGGGAATCATTGCACGATCAAGCTTTCGGTATTAGTATAGAGAATTCAAACCTTGAAAAGCTCTATGGAGTCTCAAATGAAGAACTCTCCAAAATTGATTTTGGAGAAAATATTTATGACGTAAATTTTATAGTCGGTGCCAACGACAGAAATCTTTCTTTTTTAATTGCTGATTTAAGTCAATATGAAGATTATTGTGGACAACAAAATCCAGAGCCACAAATTTGTGTTACCAATATTTTAATTTCTTCCAATGAAGTTTCAGTTATTGGAAAGAACAAAGATACTATAAGAATTGAAAAGAATGGGATTACGTATATAAAATTCCACGCAAAAGAATTAATTCAATCTTTACAAGAATATGATAAGATGAATTTGACGATTATTGGTAGGCCAAATATTAACGATTGGCTTGGTCATCTTACCCCACAGTTATTAATTACAGATATGGAGATTGAAGATGCAAGATTTTCCTTCTAACATTTATATTATTCCTACAGAAACCGGAAAATCAGTAAAAGTTTGTTTTGAACAAGAATTAATATCAGAAAAAGAAGCAGTTGAAAAGTTTACTTTTCTTATAGATAAAATAAAAGCGATGAATGAACCAGAAAATTTAAAAGAAAATTAATATTGTTTTCTTTAGAATACTATGATATAATATTATTAGAAAAAAGAAAGAGGTGATGAAAAGTAATGAGATTTGAAACACATAGCCACTCTCATTACTCGAATATCCGTCTAATTGACAGTATCAATAAGCCTCGTGATATGATATTAACCGCTTCAAAGTTAGGGTATGCTGGCCTCGCATTAACCGATCATGAAGCTCTTTGCGGTCATGTTGAATGGCTTCAACTAGAACAAGAACTAAAAAAGAAAAATCTTATTGCCAAAGATTTTAGATGCGTGCTTGGTAATGAAATTTATCTTACGGAAACTAGAGAACCAAAACAAAAATATTGGCACTTTCTATTGATTGCTAAAAATACAGAAGGTCATCGCGCACTACGTGAACTTTCTTCTCAAGCTTGGCTTAACGGTTATACAGAGAGAAGAATGGAACGAGTTCCAACGCTGAAAACTGAACTGGAAGAAATTGTAAAGCGTTTTCCAAACTCTTTAATTGCAGATAGTGCCTGTCTTGGCTCAGAGTTAGATGCTCTCGTTCTAGCACTTGACGATGCTGAAAAACAAAATAACAAAGAACTAATCCTCGAAAAGAAAATTAAAATTGATAAGTTTCTTCGTTGGTGTATTTCACTTTTTCACGATGATTTTTATATTGAAATTGCTCCTGGTATCTCATCTGATCAAAAGCGTTTCAATCGTCGAGTAAAGTCCATTGCAAAATTTTATGGTTTAAAAATTGTTATGGGGACTGACGCTCACTATCTTACTTCTGATTACCGAGAAATTCATAAAGCTTTTCTTAATTCAAAAGACGGCGAGCGTGAAGTTGATAGTTTTTATCATGATGCACATTTCATGTCTGATGAAGAAGCCTATGAGAATTTGAAAGATATTTTTTCAAAAGAAGAATTTAATGAGATGTGCGCGAACTCATTAGAAATTATGAATAAAATTGGAACTTATGATATTTTTCATAATCCAATTATTCCAGAAGTAAAAGTTTACCCCCCAAAAAAAGAAGAAGATGAAAGCTTAGCCAGATATAAAACACTTTATAAATTAAAAAATAGTGATAATCCGCAAGAAAGAGAATGGATTAGTCAGTGTTTATTTTCATTAAAAGAGAAAGAAATTGATGATAGTATTCATTATGAAAGACTAGAACTTGAAGCAAGTATTCTTTCTTATATTAGTGAGAAGTTAGGAAATTGCTTGTATTCATATTTCAATACTTTTAAGCATTATATTGACTTATTTTGGGAATGTGGTTCTATTGTTGGCCCAGGTCGAGGGAGTGCTGGCTCTTTTTTAAGTAATTATCTTTTAGGAATTACTCAAATTGATCCAATAAAATGGAATCTTCCTTACTTTAGATTTTTGAATAAGGATAGAGCGGAACTTCCTGATATAGATCTCGATCTAGCTCCATCTAAAAGACCCCTTGTCTTTAAAAAGATTAGAGAAGAAAGAGGAGAATTAAATGTTCTCCAAGTTGCGACTTTTGGTACAACTTCTTCTAAATCGGCGATTGCCTCAGCTTGCAGAGGGTATCGAAGTGAAGAATATCCAAAAGGAATTGACGTTGATGTTGCTACTTATCTTTCCAGCTTAATTCCAGTTGAAAGAGGTATTGTTTGGAGTCTTTCTGAATGTTTTAATGGAAATGAAGAAAAAGGAAGAAAACCTGTTAAAGAATTAGTCTTTCAATTTGAAAAATATCCTGGATTGAAAGAAATTGCTCTTGGCATTGAAAATCTAGTAGTAAGACGCGGGCAACATGCTTCGGGTGTCATTTTATATAATAATTCTCCTTTTGAAACTACGGCAATTATGAGAAGTCCAAATGGAGATATGACTACTCAATATGATCTTCACCGAGCAGAGCTTGCAGGAGATGTAAAATTCGATTTCTTAGTGACGGATATCTGTGATAAATTAGCAGTTGCTTTGAACCTCTTAATTGATAATGGATATTTTAATAAAGGAATGTCTCTTAGAGAAATCTATAATAAATATCTTCATCCTCAAGTTATAAATCTAAAAGACGAAAGAATTTGGAAAGCTCTTGAAGAAGGCTCAGTACAAGATGTTTTTCAGTTCAATACTGCTATCGGTATTCAAACTGCGCAAGCAATTAAACCTCATAATCCAGCAGAAATGACTTCAGCGAATGCTCTTATGAGATTAGTTGCTCCGGAAGGAGAAGAAAGACCTTTCGATAGATATGTTAAATTTAAAAATGATATTTCTTTGTGGTATCAAGAAATGGATAATTATGGTTTAACAAAGGAAGAACAAAAAATTCTTGAACCTTATTATAAAAGAGACTATGGTGTTCCTGCTTCACAGGAACAATTAATGCTAATGGTTATGGATCCTAAGATTTCTCACTTTACATTAGCAGAGTCTAATCAATGTAGGAAAGTACTCGCTAAACTTTTTGGCGCAAACTGATATTTATATTAGTTTGAAAAAGAGGGCAAAATCGGAAAAAGCTAAAGTTAGAATAAATAGAGAATATATTTCCAAAAAGGAGGTGAAAAAAATGCTTACTATAGAAGAAGCCGAGAAAATTTTTTATAAGATCTGTTTTGAGAAAAAGACTTATAAAATTTTAGAAAAAGAAATGAGTTTGGGTTCAGGAAAACTTTTTTCTGAAATGAAAAAGTTCAGAGGACATTTTAAAATTAGAGAAAATGAAAGATATTGTAAGCTCACTTATCTTCGATATAAATATGGAGAAGAAATAAAAGAAAAATATCTAAAAGGAATTTCAACAATGACCCTGGCAAAAGCATATTCTTACAATGACCACGGAATTGCCCAACTCCTTGAAAGTATGGGAATTGAAATTCGTTCAGTGGGTTATATTGGAAAAACTTCTCAAGATATTTTTTCTAAAATAGATAATAGAGAAAAAGCTTATACCATCGGGCTAATAACTGCTGACGGGTCAGTCAATAAAAAAGGAAATCTTACTATTTGCCTCACAGAAAGTGATAAATATCTATTAGAAGAAATAAATGAAAAAATTTTTCTTTCCACCGGAACAATTTTTCTCTCTCATAAAGAGGATGTTCGTCCTAGAGCAGTTTTATCTGTCAATGGGAAAAAACTTTGTTCAGATTTAGAAAAATATGGAATAGTTCCTAATAAAACCTATACTTTATTATCTATTTCAGATTTAATTCCAGAAGAATATTATCCCGATTATATTAGAGGATTATATGACGGAGATGGAGTCTGTAGTAAGAATAACAATACTTTACGAATTGGTTATTGCTCTCATAATATTGAATTTACGACTTCTTATAGAGATTATCTCTGTGAAAAGCTTAAAATGAGGAAAAATAAACTTTTCAATACCGGAGGATGTTGGCAATGCAGTTGGGGAGCAAGAGCAGATCTTGAAAAATTTTATTCTTTTATTTATAATTCTTCTGATTTATTTCTAAAAAGAAAAAAAGAAAAATTAGAAAACTACTTATTCTAACAATGCTGATTCCGAGGTAAGTATATTGTAAAAAAATATACCACCGTAACGCATAGAAATTGAACCTTTATCTCTTTTACTTGAAAAGGGAAAAGAATATAATATTTCCACGAGTGCCCTCTAATAAAAAAAATATATGCTAAACTGGGCCAGAAGAGACTGGCCGATGAAAATGAGGGAAACCTCCAGAGCGCAAGATAAAAAGCTTGCGGATAATAACTATTTGAAAAAGAAAATAAAGGAAATTCCAGTTATTCAAGAAAAATTCCTTTCTCAATGTCCTTCTAAAAAACTTGGAGCTTACTGCTGGAAAACAATGATGAAGCCTCAAATGTCCTACTCGTTTAGTGAAGTTCATGCGCTTCTTTATTCTTTTATTGGTATTCAAACTCTTGTTTTAGCAACTAAATTTCCAATTATTTACTGGAATACAGCTTGTTTAATTGTAAACTCACAGTCGATTGAGGAAGAAAATGTTGAAGAAAATTCTGATATAAGTTGTTCAGAAGAAAATATTGATGAAGAATTAGAAGATATAGAAACAGAAGATGAAGAAGAAATTCCGAAGAAAAAAGAGAAGAAAAAACAAAAAACTGTCAACTATGGTAAGGTTGCCGCGGCGATTGGTAAAATGGTAAGTTCGGGTATTACAGTGTCACCGCCAGATGTTAATCAATCAAGTTTTACTTTTTCTCCAAATGAAAAAGAAAATTTAATCCGTTATGGTTTAAGAGGTATTACAAAAATCGGTGAAGACCTCGTAAAAAATATTATTACAAACCGTCCTTACTCCTCCATTCAAGATTTTCTCTCAAAAGTAAAAATTAACAAAACACAAATGATAAATCTAATTAAGTGTGGCGCTTTTGATTCTTTTGGAAAAAGAGAAGATATTATGGAAGATTATGTAAATTTAATTAGTGACACAAAATCTGTTCTAAATCTTAGAAATATGCAAATGCTAATTAACTTCAATTTAATTCCAGATGATTTTGATATGGTTCGCCGCGTCTTTAATTTCAATAAGTATTTAAAAAAGTTCAAAGTTGATAATGTATTTCTTATCGATAATATTGCAATGAATTTTATTGATAAAAATTTCAACATTGATAATCTCCAAGAGGACAATCGCGCCGAGTCTGGTTTTGCAATTCTCCAAACTAAATGGAAAAAGATTTATGATAGTTATATGAATAAAATTCGCCCATATATTAAAGACCACAACAAAGAGTTGCTTGATGCAGTAAATAATCGCTTAACAGCAGAAGTTCGTGAAAAATATACTCTTGGTTCCATTAGCAAATGGGAAATGGATTCTGTTTCATGTTATTTTCATGAACACGAACTAAAGAATGTCGATTATAGCTATTATGGCTTTTCAAATTATTTTGAACTTCCAGAGAATCCAGAGGTCGATACAATCCTAAATATTCGTGGAAAGAAAATTCCTCTCTTTAAAATCCATCGAATTTGTGGTACAGTTTTGGACAGAGATAAACTAAAGAAAACAATTACTTTACTTACAAGAGAAGGAGTTGTAACGGTTAGGATTTTTGGAGATGTCTTTAATCATTATGACAGACAAATTTCCGAACGCGGCGCGGATGGGAAAAAACACGTTATTCAGAAGAGTTTCTTTTCAAGAGGTAATAAAATTATTGTAACGGGTATTAAAAGAGAAGATTCTTTCCAAGGCAAAAAATATAAGTCAACTCCATATCATTTAGTAGAGTTGATTAAAGATATTAAAAGTGACGGGACTCTTATAACAGAAGAACGGTTGGAGGTTGATTAAATGGGAACGATAGGGGTTTTTGATTATGATTTTTTTACGTATCCAAATGTCGTTCCTAATCTAGAGTGCGCAAAGCTTCTGGGATTTTATCGAAAGAAAAGAGAGATTGCTGTTCTGGCCCCTAAATTTGAGCCAGAACGCTTTTCTCAATTTTTTATACGAAAGGAATATGATGATGGTATCTATCCAAAAGAATGGTTTAAGGATGGAATAGTATACGGTGGCAGAGCCTTTACCAAAAATCAATATCAACCATTGTCTTTAGAAATAGAGCACACTGATCCAGACTTCTCATCTTATTCGAGTTATATTGATAACTTTAATACTTATTTTAATAAGCTAACTCAAAATAGAGATAAGCTTGCAATACAAAGGCTGTTGAAGTCGCGCCATCTACGTTTGTCCTTAGACGAAAAAACTATTGATCCTTTTTGGCTTAATAAAAAGATTGAAGATAATAACACGCCAGGTTTTATCTTCCATGATTATAATTTAGGCGAAATAGAAGGCGCCTTTAACTGGGCTAAGAAAAGAGCTTTTAGTCGTTATACGAAAAATGAAAAAGAAAAACCTTATAAAATAGGAACGAAATATCCAATTACAACTTCAAGTGAAGAAGATTTTTTTAATTGGTTATCACTTCCGGGAATAAGTGATTTCTCTTATGTTCAATTTAATGGTTTTTTGTCAAGAGAAGGTCTTGAAAAAATTGATAGTTTCACTCCATCTAATAAAAATAGGATTATTTATAATCCAGTCTATGGTTGCTCATCGGAGAACGATTTTCTTAAAAATAGATTATTAGAATTTTATGAACAAGTTTTATTTTTGCGAAGAAACTCAAAAGAAATTTCTCTTATATATGAAGAAAAAAATATTCAATCAGAAGATTTAGAAAAGTTTATAAAATTTCTTAATTTATATCTCCATCTTGGTGCTCATAAAGTAAAAGGTGAAACATATACTTTGACTTCTTATATTAAAATATTAAAGAAAAGGGGAGTTCTTCCATTGAGAGGAATTGATGAAATTTTCTTGCGCCAATACTACCAAAAAATAAGAGAAGTAAATTATGAATGTTTTAAATTATTCTATGAAAGAGAGGCTTAATATGACAAATCTAGAAATTAAAGAAAAGATTGATATAAATAACAAAATTATCGAAGATATTATGAACCCAGGTAAATTTGTTCTTAATAATACGGTATATGAACTTCTTCAAGAAAATAGAAAACTACAAAATGCCTGTAAGCACCATTTTGTAAATGGCTATTGTGAATATTGTTATTTGGAGGAAACTCTATGAATATAGTTCTTTATACTACTCATTGTCCTAAATGCAAAGTTCTAGAACAGAAGTTAAAAGATAAGAAAATAGAATATTGTATTTGTGAAGATATTGATAAGATGGCGCGACTTGGCATTGAAAGTGTTCCTGTTCTTGGAATTAATGAAAATTTAATTGACTTTGGGCGCGCGATTAGATGGATTAATTCTTTGGAGGAATAAAATGGCGACAATAAATATTAAATTAAATAAAAATTTTACGACGCAGCTAAACAAGCTAATGACAAATTATGGTGAAGAATTTGCAAAAATTAACGGTCTTTCTGATGACCAATTAAATTTTACCGCTTTTATTGATAACTTTATTGATAGCTCTACAGTTGCGGATGCATCTGTTGATGGCAATGCTAATGTTGGTCATAAAGATATTATTACAATGATAAACGAAATGCCAAAAGCGCATCAAAAACTTTTGGCTTTAAATAAGATCTATTATGAAATGAATAAAAAATATGGTTTTAAAGATGCTAATAAATGGCTTGAACTTGAATGGAGCAAAGCTCTTGGACTTCATGACGCTCATAGCGCTACACTATTACCTTATTGTATAAAACCAGAAGAGTGCTGTACTTATCTCTTAAATGGGAAAACAGTTTATGCTAATTTTAAACAAATTTATAAAATGCTGACTGAGCCAGAAGAAATTAGTATAGATGGTATTTATTTTAAAAGGCCAGAAAATTTAGCTGTTCAAGATTTGAAAGATGGAAAATTAATTTGGAGTAGAGTCTATTGTATTAGTAAAAAAACAACTTCGGAATCAATGAGATATATTAAAGGAGTAAATGGCTTTGACTTAATTACCACTGAAAATCATAAGTATATTTTAGAAAAAACTGATGTTGCTGCAAAAGATTTAACTTTAAATGATGAAGTGAGAACTATTTGTCAACATAATTTAACTAATAGTATGTATTCTTATAATGGCCTAGCTCTAACGCCTGAAATTGGTTGGCTGATTGGAATGTATCTGTCTGAAGGATACAATCAAAGAGGACAATTAACTATTTGTCAGTCCAAAGAAAAGAATGAAGAAATTTATAATAAAATTCTTGAAATTTTAGAAAAAAATAACATGCCATATACTATTTATGAAGGAAAAGGCATTAGATTAAAAAATGGAGATAATAATTGGGAAAGAAAAATCTTAACAATCGCACAAGGAAACTATGCTTGGGAAAAATGTCTTTGCCCAGATTATATTCATTTTAATTATGAATTTTTAAAGGGTATTCTGGCAGGTATTGTAGATGGAGATGGAACAATCAATCAAAATAGACAAGTAATGATTAGAATGACCTCACGCACTCTCATCAACCAAATAAAAAATATTGGGCATCATTTTGGAGTTTATTTTTCAGGTAATATTCCTTATATTCAAAAACAAAAAGGAAAAATTCAGCAGCGACATATTATTTATTCCGCTTCAGCAAATATGAATCAAAACAAAGACTGGTTTTTAACTTTTAATTCTATTAAAATAAAAAATCTCTATACTGAATTTAATTATCATACCGATCAGATAGTTGGAATGATTTTTAATGATGGTTTTGTACCTATTAAAAATAATGAGGAGATTATCGAGCCAGACGCCACCGTTTTTGATTTATCAACTGAAACTCATCATTTTCTTTGTAATGGTATTCAAGTTCATAATTGTTTTGCTTACGACCTAAAAGATTTAGCCGAAAAGGGTTTGTTCTTTATTGAAAATTTTAATGCTAAGCCACCACAGCATCTTACTACTTTTGTTGATTTTGTAAAAGAGCATTGTTCTTTTTGTTGTAATCATTCTGCTGGCGCGGTAGCCTATCCAAACTTAATTCCTTATATGTATTATTTCTGGAAAAAGGACATCAAAAATAATTATTTGGGTCTAACAAAAGAAAATGGCGAGCAGTTTGCCCTACAACAAATTCAAAGATTAATTTATGCTTTAAATCAACCATTTTTAAGAAATTCTATTCAATCTGCTTTTACAAATGTAAATTTTTTCGATCATCCTTATTTTGAAGCCATTTTTGGCGGTGCACAATTTCCAGATGGTTCTTATATGATTGACGATGAAGAAGAAATTATTGAATTTCAGAAGCTTTTCCTGAAGGAAATGTCTCAAATTCGTTCCCAGAATGTTATGACTTTTCCCGTTAGTTCTATTTCACTTCTTGTGGACAAAAATAAGAATTTTGTAGATGAAAAATTTGCAAAAGAAGTTTGTGAAATTAACAGAAAATGGAATGATAATAACTGGTTTATCGACGACACCGTAACTAGTCTAAGTAGTTGCTGTAGACTTAAGAACAACTTTGAAGAACTTGGTTATATGAATAGTATTGGCGGCGCCGCACTAAAAGTTGGCTCTGTAAAAGTATCTACTATAAATCTTGCGAGAATTGCTTATGAATCTTCAAATGAGCAAGAATATCTAACAATTTTAAGAGATAGAATTGAAACCAATCTCAAGCTCTTAGATTGCCAACGTCACATTATTCAAAGAAATATTGAAAAAGGTCTTCTTCATAATTTTGATTGTAAATTAATTGAAATGAAATATCTCTATTCAAGTATTGGTATTCTTGGTCTTTTTGAAACAATGAAGAAATTTGGTTACACTTATCTTGATGAATTCGGTAATACTTATTACAAAGATGAAGCTTACACTTTTGGTCAAAAAATCTTCAAATTAATTCATAATGTAAAAGATGCCTTTATTGTAGACAAAGATTATCATATTAATCTAGAAGCAGTCCCTAAACATTAACTGGGGACATAATAGATAATCAATAAACTATTATTAGAAAATTTCCTCTGATTGACTTGGAATTCCCCAACGGGGAAGACAGGGCGGAAGTTTAAATACACCGTGAACGACTAAGTGAGGAAACACCATTTTGATGGTGATGCGATAGTCTGAACTCGATTATAATCAAAATCGAGAGTTAAGTTTAACGACTTAACCGCCATACCAACTCATTTGAAGAGTATAAAAAGGAGAACAATAATGAATAATATTAAAAATAGTAGTGGAAAAATAATTGGTTATACAGATGTTACAGATGACTGTATAATAATAAATAATAATACTAAGCCACTTCTTAAAATTACTGATAATTTTCTAATACAAGCTGTTAAAAATAAAAATCGTAGTTCTGAAATACTAATTAAATTGTATGACAAATATTACTTAAATTGTGGAGAAATAGCTTCTTTATATGAAGTTTGCTATTCTAATATTAATAAAGAACTAAAAACTTTGTCAACTAAAACGACTCCTAAAGCTGGTAGAAGAAATCGCTCTTATGGAAAAAAACAAACAGATAAAACTAAACAAAAAATTTCTTCAAGTTTAGTTGATTTTTATACTATTCATACAATGGTTCCATATGAAAGAACCCCAGAAGTACGAGAAAAAGTTTCCAAAAAATTAAAAGAATATTATAAGAATAATCCACAAAATCAGCAGCCCCATATAGATAATTGGAAAAAGGGCGTTTATGCAAAAGTTGATTTTCATCATGGTATTGGAGGAAATTTTTACTCGATTAAAAATCAACAGTTATTTTATTTTCGCAGTTTATTAGAATTGTATTATATGCTTTCTTTAGAAGAAAACAGAAAAATTATAAATTATATATATGAACCATTCCACATCGATTGTGATAATGGGCATATATATACTCCAGATGTATTAATTAATAATCACCTTGTAATTGAACTAAAATCAAAACGTTACTTAGAAAAATTAGGTGATGATGTAAAACAAAATTTTGAATATAAAAAATTACAAGGACAAAAATATTGTTCTCAACATAAGATGGAATATAAAGTTATTTTTGATGAAGATATAGGATTTGATAGCGCTCGTTTCAAGCGCCATCTTCATAATAATCCTGAAATAATAATTAAATATCAAATTAATTTTAATAGTCCTGAACGTATGGTTATAAAGTAACAGCTTGGGTGAAAGTATGGCTGCGCGCTTCCAGCAAGCAGATGAAATTCTATATCCTGAATCTGTTGTAAAAGATTTACCTCTCTATGGCAATCAATGGATTCCTCTTGGTATTAAAACGACGCTTCAAGAAAGAGTAAAGATTGCAAGTGCTTTTAGTGAATATTGCTCTGGTGGGGACATTCTTCACATCAATGTAGACGCTCCTTTTGATTCATTTGATAAAGCTTGGAATATGCTAAAGTACGTTGCCCAAAAAGGTGTAAAATATTTTGCCTTTACTGGAAAGATTAACGCTTGTAAGAATAATCACGGTTTTTACGGTGAAGTTTGCCCAGAATGTGGTGAACCAGTAGATACAACTTACAGTAGAATTGTTGGTTTCTATGTTCCAATCAGAACTTATTCCAAGCCGAGACTTGAAGAGTGGAAAATGAGAGATTGGATGAGTCTATCTGAAAAAGGAGTAAACGCTTAAATGAATTCAAAAATTAGTCAACTAACTGTTTCACGTGAGCGGGTCTTAAAAATTGCTGAATATGTGCGCGCGAGTGAACCAGAAACACAAATCAGCTTTGAATATATTGTTGGCTCTTTATTTCCCTTGGCTTTTAAAAGAATGGAAGAAGCTTTAGTAGAAGAACATACCAAAGGTTATCTTCAATATCAACAAGATAGAAAGGAGAAAAAGAAAAGAAAATGCAAGTAAAAGGAATTCTTGATGAAGACTTTGTAAATTTTCGTCTACCTTCAATGTATATTGCTTTTCCAAAATGTGACTTTAAATGCGACAAAGAATGCAGGCAAAAAGTTTGTCAAAATAGCGCATTAACAAGTTCTCCAAATATTGATATTCCAATGGAAAAAATTATTGCTCGTTATAAGAACAATGAAATTTCTAAAGCAATAGTCTGCGCGGGACTTGAACCTTTTGATACCTTTGAAGTTTTAAAGAAATTTTGTTATGAAGTAAGACGAGCCTATATAAAAGACCCTATTGTGATTTATACGGGATATGAAAAAGAAGAAATCATTGATAAAGTAAACGAATTAGTTTTGGTTGCAAGTCCAAACTTAATTATTAAATATGGACGTTTTATTCCAAATCAAAAAGGATATGATAACTTACTTCTTGGTGTAAAATTGGCTAGTCCAAATCAATGGGCAGAGAGGTATGAATGATTAGAAAAATTGAAACACCACAAGCGCACGAAATCGAAAAGGCTCTAAAGGAAAACCAAGGTTATTGCCCGTGTCGCATTTATCGAAATCCAGATACCAAATGTATGTGTAAAGAGTTTCGAGAACAAGAAAAGGGAATTTGCCATTGCGGACTTTTTATGAAAGAATAATTTGTTTTCTTTCTAATTATATGATATAATATTATTAGAAAGAAAGGATGAGTAGATGACACACAAAGAAGAAAGAATGTTCAATATTGCAAAAGAAATTAGTTTATTATCTAATTTACATCGCGCGAGAGTCGGTGCAGTAGTTGTTACAGGAAATAGAATTTTATCAACTGCTTGCAACAGTCAAAAAACTCGTCCTCTTCAGGAACGATATAATACATATCGAAATTTTGATGATAATGTTGTTCCGATTCCTAAAGAACATGCAGAAATAGCTGCCTTGTCTCCGCTGATCGGAAAAGAAATAGAGTGGAACAAGGTGTCTATTTTTACATATAGAGAATTAAAGAATGGCAAGCGCGCGTGTAGTCGTCCATGTCCCGCGTGTAGTCGATTAATTCGAGATTTAGGAATTAAAAATGTTTATTATGTAGATGAAAATGGAAATTTTGTAAAAGAAAGATATATTTGAAAATTGAGAATTGCTACGTATCACAAATCATCAGCAACTAAGGAGAATAATAATGATTAAAATTAGAACATTTTTTCACAACGAAAAAGGTAAGATAGAATTTACAAAAGAAGAGCTTCAAAAATTGCTAAATGAAGTTTATAATGAAGGTAAGGCAGATAATTATTCTATTTATTATGGCTCTAACACCATACCCGTAGTAAGTTGTACTACTTCAACTACTGCAAATAAAGTATCAACTTCAATCGATAAAAATAATCTAGTTATCAAAGAGTGTTGATGTAAAAGACTAAGGAGTATATATGAGACTTTATAAAGAAACAATCGAACAAATTTGTAGAACAGAAGAAGAAGCAAAAAATCTAATTGAAGAATATCGTACTCAGGCTCGTCAGAAAGGTTATACGATTGGCTCAGCAGGTTATACCTATAAGACAAAAAAAGCCAAAGGCGAGATTGTGGGTGAACTCTGGGTGACTAAAATTGTCCAAATTTTTGGTGAGCTATGGGAGGACTTTGAACTTGAAGGCTAAAATCAAAGAAGAAAATAATTTTTCTAAAGAAGACATTCAAAGACTAAAAGAGAGTTTAAAACTATTTTCTGATGTAAGTGACGATAGTATGCAATTACTTTCAGCTTTGATTGAAACACCAGATGATACTTTTGAAGTACTCGCGCCAGGTCTTCTTGATTCCTATTTGCGTTCTCTCAATACAACTAATTACCGAATGGTAATGGCTCAAACACTTAATTCTACTGGAATCAAAGCTGACGACTTTGTTGGTGAAATGCAAAAAGCAATCATGCAAATTGATACTTTAGAGTCTATTACAACCCCAAAAAAGACTTTTCTAAAGAAGGTGCTACTTGGCCTAATAAATGTTGTCGAGGAAACAGAAGGTATTTCTAAAAGAGTTATCCAAATTCCTTTTGAAAAGTGTCATCCAGACGCAAAAATGCCAAAGTACGCTCATGTTGGCGATAGTGGTATGGATGTTTTTGCACTTGATGATTATACAATTATGCCCGGTGAGACAAAACTAATTCCAACTGGTATCAAAATGCAAATTCCAGCAGGTTATGAGATTCAAGTTCGCGCAAAAAGTGGTCGCGCGCTCAAGACAAAGCTTAGAATTGGTAACGCAATCGGAACCATAGATAGTTCCTTTAGAGGAGAAATTGCCGTTATCATAGAGAATATTGAGCCACCAATTAAAGACATTACTTATGATTTTGATGGCGAAGGTCACCTGGTTATTACTTCTATACTTCATGGCTCTCCTTACTACATTCAGAAAGGAGAAAAATTTGCACAGCTAGTTCTAATGGAAGTTCCAAAGACAAGTCTAGTTCAGGTTGAGAAAGTTGATGAAACCGACCGGAATGAAGGAGCATTTGGAAGCACTGGATTGAAGTAAATGGCAAGAATACAAATCGATGATATTAGAAAGGAATTAGAAAAAGACGGATGGAAATTAATCTCAACTGAATATCATAACTTAGATGAAAACTTAGAATTTCTTTGTGATGAAAATCATCATGTCTTCGCGCCATGGAAGAAAATACGTACTCGGCGCGAATGTCCCGTTTGTAAGGCAAATCCTTATAAAGAAATGAAGATTGACCATATCCCAAAGAAAAAAGGAACTTTTAGAGTTTTGGCTCTTGACCAAGCAACAAAAATTTCTGGTTTTAGTCTTCTCGACAATAAGAAATTAGTAAAATATGGTATTTATGCTGCTCCAGAAATAAATGATGAAATTGAGCGTGACCATCAAATAAAACAATGGTTAATTTCAATGATTAATAATTGGGAAGTTGATTATGTTGCATTAGAAGGTATTCAATATCAAGAGAAGTTTGGTGTCACTACTTTTGAGACTCTCGCGCGACTTCAAGGAATTTTAATGGAAACTTTATTTACACTTGATATTCCATACATGGTTTGCCCTACTAACACTTGGCGTCATCATTGTGGTGTAAAGGGAAGAACGAGGTCTGATCGCAAACAATCAATGAAAAATCTTGTAAAAGAATGGTTTGATATTTCTGTTACAGACGACTGCGCGGATGCCATAGGAATTGGAAAGTACGCATCGGAAACTGTCACTCCAAATATTGAAACATTTAATTGGGAATAGAAAAAGAGGTGCTATTGCACCTCTCTTCCTTTAATATTTATTTATTTTTCTTTCGATTTTATCGTGCCATTCTTGTAGAGTTTCTTGACATTCTTTCCACATACATTTGTCAACGGTGTCAGAATCCATAGATTTTTGTTTTTCTGCTTCGTTTTCAAAAAGATGGTGGAATTCAGTAAAATGTTGAAGTCGATATTGTGCATATTTAGCTATTTCATCGGCCAAATTTTTATCTGCTTCTTGTTCTTCTCTTATGCAATAGGCATAATCAATCATCATCTCTGCATCTTTTAAATCATCATACATGCCTTTATATAGAGCTTTATACTTTTTCATATATATTACACCTCTCAGGCGAGTTTAGTTATTACTACATTTACATTAGAGAACGTGGCAGCGTCTCCTGTATTAGTAAAAACTAGGCTCGCTTTATTGTTTATAGCGGGACAAGAGGGTAATACTTTAATCAATCGAGTAAAATTAACTGTACGTATATCTGTAGTCGATGCTGACGTTTGAGTAGCAGTCGCGCCAGGTACAATAGAACCATTATTGTAAAGGGTTACTGTAACTGAGCCAGAAGCAACACCAGATACAGCACCAGTTCCATTAAAATTTACTTGATAAAAACCAGGTTTGTTTAATACAAAGGTTGTAGAACCAGCATCATGTGTAACAGTACATCCTGTTAAAACATCATTAATTAAAAAGGGAATTGCTTGATTTGCCGCTAAAGATTGAGATGTATTTGTATAACTATTTACCATTTTATTACCTCCGATACGAGTTTGTACTCTCGGTAATTTTTTAACTATTGCAAGCACATCCATAAGGATTATATGCTGTGTTTGTTGATTGATAAGGACTACAAGTAATATATGCTGGTTGAGGGAAAGGACGTAGTGTACTAATTAATGTCGCGTTTTGAGTATGCTGAGAAAGTTGGAAATTAGCAGTTTGTAGTTCACGATCACGATCAGCTAATTTGTCGCGTAAGTCTTGCATTGTATTTGCATTAATAAGTGCGCGAGTTGCTTCGCCTTCGGCATGGATGGCTGTTGTAATTTCGCAAGTGTTCTTATAGGCATCAGAGCGAACGGAGTCAATATTACGGTTCGTTTCACAGCAGCATTGCTGTTGAGCATATCTGTTTTCAGCTAAAGCAGATTGTGTAGCGTAGAAACCATCTTTTACAGCAGACTGATTACCATAAAAACCATCTTTTAGACTATTATTTACGGCATAAAATCCATCACAAATACCATTAGTAATACCGCGGAGTTGACTATTAATATCTTGATTATTAAAGCCCTCGAACAAGTCAGAACGTGTTAAAGCACCTTGCATTGTGGCATCATTGTTACGATTAAAACCGTTTGCTCCAAACATCCACATCCATACAAGATAAATAAAAGGATTGTTCATCCAATCATTTCTATCGTCATTGTCTCTTGTCAAAGCTAGAATATCGCCTGCGGATAAACCTTCGTTCATCATTTTACAGACCTCCTTAAAATTAAAATATATTTAAAGATAGCTAAGCTATCTCATTTTTAGTATAAAGTTAAGACCTTGTTCAATTTGTTCCTCGGGTATCCCTTTCGCGCGAGCCTGATTTACAAGTTGAGCGAGGTTTTCTTTTGTTAATCCAGAAATTCCTTGTCTAAACTTTTCTGGATCAAGTGGAATATTATTGTTAATTTGTTGTCTGGGTTGTCCCATATTTTGTAGCATTGCTTGTAAAGGATTAAAGTTCATTATTTAGCTTACCTCCATTTCCTATCATTTTCTTCAAATTTTCTACTTCTTTTTCAAGGGCTTGGATTCTATCATTAGATGTACTTTCTGTTTTTGTTTCACAAGGTGTTAAATTATAAGCCAATAAGGTCGGCGCTCCATTTTGCATTGATTTGATATACATTAAACTTTCGTTCGGGCAAATTGCAACTGATATACCGCCGCCTACTGGGATATTAGCAATTTCCATTGAATTATTTATTATATATACGTTGCCTTGTGGTTGTGGAAAAAATTGTGTCCCTTGATAAGCGCTTGAACTATAAGGATAAGCCATTTTATTCACCTCTTTCTTTTCTTTCCAACTATAAGTAGAGATATTTTTATATAATAAAAAGAAAAAGACTGACTTTAGATAAGTTCTATGAACAAATCCAAAGTCAGTCCTTTAATTTATTTATTTTTCACAAATGAAATTCATTAATGAATGTAAATCATTTATTGATAACTTTAATGGTTCCAGTTCGTCTAAAGTAAAACTGTAATCGGGAAGTTCTACTTCTATTTCTACAAGTTCATGCAAAGCTTTTTTACATTCGTTTATTTTGGAAGGCTCAACCAAAATATCTGTTTTATCATCAGTTAAAATGAGATTTCCTTTTTCATCTCGTTGAGCATATTTTTCTGCGATTTTTTGTTGTTGTTCTTGAATAAATGTCTGTTCTTGCGCAGCTCTCTCGTAGATTTTATTCATCTTATAAGCTGTCTTAATAGATGGCGCGCGGTCTTTAATTTGATCATATAAATTATAAAATAAAACCAAGTCTTTAATAGTAAGTTTCATTTTTTTCACCTCTTTTTTATATTATAACAAAAAATAATTGAAAAATCAAAATTACCAAGTGCCGCCATCTAAAACAAAATTATCTATATCACCAGTTCTAATATCAATTTTTGAAATTCGATCATTAGTTACAAAATATAAAACATGACGATCTGATGTTTGGCCGACGGCTAAAACAGTATCAGTTCCATTGTTTGGAAGCTCTTCAAAATCGTGATAATTAATTCCAAGATGATTGCTTCTTGGAGAAATAGTCGGAGTTATATTATATACGACAACACTTTTTGAATAAGATTTTTTTACATTTGTAATTACTAAACCATTCTTAAAAACAAATGTTACTTGAGTACAAAGGTAAAGGCGCCAATATTCAAAAGAATTAGTCATTTTGTTTGCCGGAGTAAAAGAATGACTTTTTGATTGTTCATCTGTAGAAGGAACTTGATTCCAGTCTGTTTTATTGTCTGTATAATATAATTTATCTTCATCAGACTTTCCAGGATAATTTACATCACTATTTCTTTGTAAAATAAACCAACTACCAGAATCGTTAATATTTTCTTTTTCTACTCCTATGTCGGGACAATTATAAGATAAGCTACAAATGCTTGTATTGTCTTTGGAGCTATAAGATGCTGTTAAAAAATCAATAGGAACTGATACATGTCTTAGGCGCTTCAGCGCAATTACATCGTTTGTACTTTTCTTTTTGTAATTTTCAATAGTAGATTGACCAGTAGGAGACGTTAAAATAATTCTAAAATAACAGCTATTATTATCAGCTATCTCACCAATCATTCTTGTTATTTCAGATGAAGATGCCCAATCTATCCTTACTGGATTACCTCGGCTATAACTATTTGAGTAATTAATAGATCCAACCTTATAATCAACCCAAGAATCTGGGTCTCCTCTCGAAATTTGAATTCTATAAGAAAGATTTGTACCATTGTAAATAGAGATTTCTGGTCTAAACCTTAATTCTAAATTTTCAATTAAAGAATCTGTATCTGGCGCGATTTCACAAAAAGTATTTGATGAATCTAGATAGCCCAAACTCGATTCAGTAAATGAAGCAGTTATTGGCTCTATAAAATTTATTTTTGCTTTATAAGAGGACTCAAATATTATACTGCGTCCAAATAAGTTCGTAATAGTTACTCTAAGTGGTAATTCATAATTGGCATCTTTATCTGTAAAATATGACCAATATTTATTCCAAAAAGCATCGTCTAATGTTTCTAGTCTTGTTAAATAATCAGCAGAAACATTGGCTTCTCCATTGCTAATTGTTAATTTCTGCTCATTCAGAATTAAACTTGTTTCCCAATAATTATTAGCTAAACAGTAATTTGTTTTTATTTGTTCAGCATCACTAAGAGCTGTACTGTTTGATATACTTACATTCCACTCAACAGAAGATTCGCTAAATGGTTTTACAGCGCAGTTTGATTGGCTAATTCCAATTAAGAGAGGACATTGTTTTAAACTTTTTATAAAGCCACAAGCGGTTTCCAATCCCCCTCCACCTAAAGTTATATTTAATCTATAATCCTGCCCCGGGGTTAGTGATTGACTTGTTCTAAAATCAAAATACATCATTGTCCCATCAGAAGAAATTCCTTTTCCTAAAAAAGTTGCATTTAATTTAGAAGACGTATTGCTTGATGGATAATAAAGACAAAATTGAGAACCATTATAAAGTCCAGAATCATAAGAAAATCTAAATCGAACATCTTTCCAAAAATAATTATCAAGACCAATCGAAGTGTTTGAACAGTTATTTATTATTCCCTTGTCAGAAGGCGCGGGAGCAATGGTTAAGAATTTGCTATCATTTGTAGTTTTTAAGTATCCTAATGTTGTAGTATCTAACCCATCATTAAAAGAAATTCCAAGCCAATAATCAAAACCAAGTCCCATAAAACTAAAAAGGTTTAGATTATTAATACTAAAAGTGCCATTTGTTAATCTTGTTGAATAAATTGCTCCAGAGTTAATATTAAAATCATTTTCTCCACTTGGTGCAGCATTTGAATTAAAAGCTCTTCTTTTCAAGTAAATATTTAAAGTGCCAGTTGTTTTATTTGATAAGGTTCCGCTTATATTTAAATACCAGGCATTTACCAAATTAGATCGAGAACCTGGATAAGCTGAATTTCCAGAAACAGAAATCGGACTAGGACAAGTAATATAAACTGAACTAAAATTTGGCAAAGGATTTTGAGTTATTTTTGCGCTTGAGTATGAAGAACTATATTCAAGGCCATCCCAAGTCCAAAAATAATAAGTTGTATTAAAATCAAAAGAAGACGATGAAGAATATTGAGTAATATTTCCCTTATTTGTTGATTTAGAATACCATAAAGTAGAGGTTTGACCAGAGCCATTTGCATTTCCTGCATATGCTTCAATATGATGGTCAGAAGAATAATGTAAAACAGTTTTATTATATGAAGAAGGGGCATTAGGTAAATAGTTAACGCTTAAAGTTGTTCCAGATATTGTTAATCCAGAAGAATAATTTGACTGCGTGCCAACCGATTGAACTCCAACTCTAACTTTATAACCACGACTTAAATTGCTTGCAGTAAATTCATAATACCTATTATTAAATTCAGTGCTTCCAGAAGAAATTCTTTTATAATAAGTATAACTTGAATAGCTTGGATTCGCGCCGTCTGCGGTGACTCTAACATAAATGTCATAAGCCGCAACTGGATTATTTGTACCTGCCGAGCCTGCATTCCAACCAACCTTTATTTTTCCACTTGGCTTCAAATAATAAGAAGTAGACCCATCATGATTATTATCTCCTAAAAGATAAACTTGGCTAGGAGCACCGACTGCTGTATAGTTCCAAGCAGGAGTTGATACTGTAAATTTAAAAGTTCCTGAACCATTATACTTAACGCCAGCAACTCTTTCAACACCTCTTAAATAAAAAGAACAATTTAAAGTTTGATTAGGATTTACTTTTCCAACATTAATATCAAAAGTTATGGTTGTATAATAAGTATAACCATAATTCGCTCCCCAGTTAGTATCATATTTTACATAAACATCTTTAGAAGTGCTTCCAACTTTTGTTGTTAATAATAAATCATAGTCTCTTAATAGATAGGAAGTTAAACTTTCTAACTGGCAATAAAACTTAAAAGAATAAATTAGTTCATTACTTTCATTTCTCTTTGTATTTGTTAAATACATTTTATTATATAGTGCTGGTGAGCTATCGACAACCCACCAGTCACCATTATGCAATTTTATTTCTGACATGCCTTTTCACTCCTTTTGTTAAGCGTTGATATATATATCATATCCACCCTTAACTTTCTTATACTCCATATACTCACCTGACAAATCTCCTAAATACATATTATTTGTTAAATTTGTATCTTCAAAGAAAGAGACTCGTCTATTGTTCATTTGTCCTACTAAAATATTTTGAATTTTAAAATCAAATGAATATTCATTGCTTACCTTTTTATTAAATTCAAACTTTAATGGCAAATCCTCTATATCGTTTTCTTCATAATAAACAATATCATTATCTCTTATTTTCAATTTAGAAGTTTTGAATAAATCACCCTCAAAAATTCTTCCAAAGAAATCTGTTACGCCATTGTTTATTTTTACGAAATATTTTTTATCTTTTCCTTGTGTCAAACCGGTACTATTAATTCTGAAATGCTCATTGCCCAAATCAATAGAGCCATCTTTTCGGCGCATAAATGAATCTCTAAAAACAATGCCTTTACTTGTATCATAAATGCTCAGCTCTTCAGAATTATCAGTTATTGTCCCATCTTCATTTTCTTTATGAGCGCCGCCGTGTAATCTTAAACCATAAATATCAACGCCTTCAATAGTAGCATTAGAAATAACAGAACCTTCAAATATACCTCGAGAAGCATAAAGAGAACCATTTTCTGTAACTCTAAAAGGAGCACTACTAATTGTATTTACCGAACTCGCGCCCGCCCAGAAAGTAATTCTTTCTCCTGGTCTTTCGCTATCAATTTGTTCTTCATTTCTAAGCGTACTAATGCCAGCAAAAGTATTTTCTCTAATTTTTGTGGTTAAACTACCTTTTAAGAAAACATTCTCTGCATAAAGGCCGTATCCACTTACTGGGAAATCCATCTGTGTGTTTAAAGCAGAAAGGCTTCCTAAATTGCCCAAGAAAAGATTAGGAAGTTTGTTATAATTTAAAGAATAATTTTCTTCCAAATCTGGCGCTATAAAAGTAAAGCCGCTTCTATATAGGTTTTGATCCTGTCCGGCGTCATTGGTGTAAGAATTAGAGTTTATACCAATCAAAAGCTCATCTTTTAAAATGTAACTTTTAGATGTATCAAGGATTCTGTCAGAACTATTACTTGTAGTTTTCTCTTCAAGAGATGCCAACTTTGTAATCGAAGTTATTTTTTTCTTTTCAAAATTGCTTAAAACTCCAGTAACTTTGATTTGTACAATACTACTATTTTCTTCAATGGATTCAATTAAGCCATTCGTAGGGGAAATACCATACCCATTTAACATGACTATATCATTTTCTTTAAAAAGAGCAATATCTTCAACTTTTAATTTAAAAACGATTTCAGAAGTTTCATCAATAGTAGAGATTTCATCTTCAACATATTCAACTTTAGAGGTCGGCTTAAAAATCATAATACCACCAACCGTTTGAGTGGTTTGATTTTTGAAAACAACGTTCTCAATAGTACCACCATGAGCTACAACATTTTCAAAGTTAGCTACAGTTGGCGTAATATTCCAATTTAAGCCACTTATTGTAGATTTTGTACCATCTAGAATAATATTGCCAAGCTTAAAAATGCCGTCGTTGGTAAGCTCGATAGAATTTTTGTCTATTTCTGGATTGTAAATTTTTAAGAAAGTTCCGCCATTAACATCTGGATTACAAATATAAGAATTATTTAATTTAATATAGTTTTTAATAGTCGCGCCAGTTCCTAATTCAATGGTATCGGCAATTATTTTTCCTTCTTCACCTAATAAACGAATTGCGGCATCTGATGGATTATAAATGATATTACCTGTTGAATCTTCTGTTGGGTTATTTGTAGAATAGAGTTCTTTTTCGCCAATGATAAAGCCACCAATACGACCACTAGAAGCTTCAATCATACCGCTAAAGCTACTATCTTTTGCCGTAATCTTTCCAGTAAATTCACCATCAGTAGCGTAAACTGTGCCTTTTATATAAAGGCCTCCATTACCATCCGCGCGAAGTACAGTTTCGTCTCCATTCTTTATAAAGAAATTTCCATTCTTTACGGTTAAACCGTTTGAATCAAAGATAACCTGCTTATCTCTTAAAGTCTGAACAATAGAAGAAGAAAAGACGTTTAATTTTGCACTATCTACAGATTGTGCTATTCTGAAAATTATTGTCTTAACTGTTATAATAGATTTTCCCTTTAAGAAAGAAATTCTAACACCAAGAACAGACATATCAGTTAATGCCTGACTTGCCGCACGAACACTATTTGAATAAACATAATTTTCATCTGAATTTTTTTTGTCCTTCGCCACTTTGAGTAACTGTAAGTCCAAAGAAAATTCTTTTAACTGCTCATTATAAGTTAAAATTGCTGGAGCGCCATTATCTCCAATCAAATCAGAATAAATGTCTTCACTATTATCAAGTAAAAATTCAATAGAAATTTTATCCTTACTATCTAAAATTTCGTTCGCGGTTAAATCCTTTACAGAAAAATTTAAACTGTCATATGATAAGATAAAATCATCAATATTTTCTTCATTTTCGAAATACTTTAAAACTTCTTCTGTGTTTGTTAAAATATCATATCCAACAATTTCGATTTGTTCTCGACTTACACCAATCTCTCTACTAATATAGGTTTCCGCACCATCTATGACAGAAACTTTATAAGTCATAAAAGTATTAGTTCCTAAACTGGCAGAAGTCAGAACTAGAGTTTCATTTATCTCTCCTTCTAATTCCTTTCCATTTGCATACCACTTATACTGTACATTGGTTTTATCTCCTTCATAAACCGCTGTTAAAGTAATAGTTTCTGGGCTATTATTTAAGAAATAAGTGCCAGAAGCTACGATAGAAACCATAGCATTATTTAATAATTTAGAAATTTCTAAATTACCAATTTTTCCACCTGTTGCATAAATTAAGCCAGTGAAATTGCCATCTTTCGCAACCATTGAACCATCTTCATAAACAATAAAATTATTTGTTGCATTAATGACTTCTCTACCATGTTTCGTGTCAATCGTATCCAAAGTTCCAATTCCAACAGAACTGTTAGCTTTTGAAACCTCAATATTTAAACGATTCTTTAGCCACAAGTCACCATTAGAATCCGTTATCATTACGTCATTATTTTTAGCATCTTTTATTCTAATACCAAAGACATAAGGAGATTCTTCTGACCCTTCTCCATCAATTTTACCAATTCTAATGCGATCAACTATTCCATCATTAACATTTATATCTTTATCAGAAGAAATTTCAATGGTTCCAGCTCCATATTTATTTTTTAGGAAAAAGCCCTCCCATGTTAAACCAAAATTGGCGTGCTCCCATACTTCGGTAATGGTTTGAGGTTTAAACTCTTCCTCCGAATTATGATTCTGCAAACCATAAATACCGAATTGATCAAAACGAACAAATTGTTGAAGTTGAACACCTGCTTTTTCACCATCAATATAGATCTGTTTATAAGCATTTAAGCCATAAGAGTTCCATCTAAAAGTTGGTGCGTCACCATCTAAAATTGTAATATTGTTGACGTTGATTGCACCGGCTGTCAAGTATTGTGTTGCGATACCATCTCCGCGTACTGCATTCTTCCAGGTAACACCGCCATCTGTTGTAATGAAAATACCACGAGAAGTAATTTTAGTTTTCTTTGAAGAATCAGTCTTATCAGTTAATGTTATACCGGTCGAGTCTTTGTATATCTGTTCATTTTGAGATTGAGTAACTAAGTCTTGGTTTATCAAAAGACTATTCTGCAAAGTTTCATTGTTGATAACACCATTACTTTCAACGATATTCGCTGCGCGATTATACTCACCAGTTGCATATTGTAAAGATTGAGTAGTTGCTGTAATTCTTTGAAATAAATCTTCAAATTGCGTTTTATAATTTTGGACTTTAAAAGTATCATTCTGCGGAGAATCAAAATTAGAAGTTACTTCTGAAATCAAAGACTTCTCTTTGTAAGGAGTTCTAATTCTTCCTTCTCCTACATAAGTATAGCCAAAAAATTCAGTATCTTGAATATAAGTAATGTCACCAATATTAAAGACCTTGGATTGATACTCTGGAAGTGCACTAAGTCTTAGGACTGAAATATTATAAGTAATTTGAGGGCGCGAACTCGTATAAGCTACACTCTGGGCATCAAGATAATACAAATTTTCATCTAAGTAATCTTGAGAACTCCAAGAACCTTCTTGAATAAAGCGGGAATATTTTTTATAGAACTGTTCATGCTTTGCATTAATTAAATTTTTAAGTTCTTTTTGTCGATCATCTGTAGTATCTATAAATTTTTGAATTGCGTCTACACTTTTCTTTAATGCCTTTGTTTCAGTGTTTAAATTATTATAAGCATTAGTTTGAACTTTTAAATTAGTAACGCGAGTCTTAACATCTGTATTGTCTTTATGAGTTTTAAGATAGTTCATAACTCCAGTTGCATTATATGAACTTAAACCCGCAAGCTGCGCGATTTGATTTTGAAGAGAGGTTATTTCTTGTTGTAAAGCAGTTAGCTGCTCTTCAGAAGATTTAAGAAGACTATTTTGTCTTGTAAATTCAGACTTTTTAGCAACCAATTCATCAGTTAATTGATAATATTCTGTATTATACTCTTTTAACCAATAATAATAACCAATTACATCATCGGTAGTTAAATACAAATCTTTTTCAACTTGACCTCTATCTAAAAGTCCTTGATTCTCATAATAATCAAAATTTAGAATAAAATTCTCTTTAGAATAGTTTAATTCACTCTGCGCGATTTCACAGACACCATTTTCAGCATATTCATTAGCGTTCGGCACAACAATAACTTTTGTTGTAATTTGGTCAGAATTAATTGTTCTAGAAATTGTTCTTAGGTCTATTCCGTAGATAAAACCGATACCTGTTTCTTGGCCGACATCTTTTTTGAAATAAACCTTTTTATTTGGTAGTCCATTTGTATAAAGAATGCGACCAGTATCTTGGTCATGGTCAATTCTAAAACGAACCCAACATTCAAATGTCTCCGCAAGCGTTTGTAAAAGATTAAAACGATTAGAGTTTTTAGCTTCTATGCTTCTAATTTTTTCATAATTATCATTATATATCGCAGTTGGCGCGTCGTTGCCAGTCCAATCAACTGTATTCTTATAAAGAAATTCAATATCATTTTTATTAATTTTTGCTTGATTCTTATAATAATAGCAATAAACCTCAGTAGCAACAGATTGCTTATCCATATCTCCTGGATTTATTCTCACCATATTGTCGGACTCATTTTTTCCTTCAACATATTTAAATAGCTGAATTTCTTGAAGCCAAACATTAGCTTTTCCGATTAAGAAAAAACCCATTTTCTGTGTAGTGATCTTCGCACGTGGTATAGATTTTTTACATGTTAAAGTATATTCAATCCATTCTCCATTTTGTATTGGAGAACTGTAGGTAAAATAATCACTGTTAGAAACTGGTATCTTAATGAGTTTTGTTCCATCATTAGTATAATCACAAATTCTACAACTCGGCGCTGTGGATGTATTTAAATTACTTCCGGAAGGAGTTGAAGTACCAGTTTTACCTTTTACTCGAAAAATGTAATTTTCTCCTTTTTGAAAACCGTCAGTAATATACATTGAAGAGTTTTGTAGTCCAGTATTAAAAATTATTTGTCCATTTGTAATTTTTAAATAAGTATTTGCATTATACTCTAAATTCGTCTGATTATAAAAAGGTGGATACAGAGTCCAACTAAGACTTTCTCCAATCCAACCATTGGTATTAGAAAAATCCTTTGCATTATTTATTAAATTCAAAACAACCGTTGGATCTTTATATTCAGTTGTAATATATTTATAGATTTCCCGTTCATTAGAATCTTTGTAAAGATAACAATATCTCTCAAGTAACGGATCATATTCTTGAACAGGAGAACGTACAAGACGCGATCCCCTATAATCTAATGAAACATTTTTATTTTTTTCAACTTTAAAGACTTGAGTGTTACCAATATAGGCAACCCTTGCACCATCCGCGTCAATATCCCATTTTGTTAAATCTACATAAGAGCAATCAACATCAATAAGAAGCTGACTATTTAAATCTGTTTTTCCGACATATCCATCTGGTTCATAAATAAATTGACAATTTAATTTCTGATCTTGAACAACAGAATAAAATACGTAAAATTTTTCATTCTTTGGAATTTTTATTTCTGTTATTCTATCAGAACGGCGCCCAGTAATTTCAGTTAATGCCATTACTTCATATAATGCTTCATCAACTGTTTGCTGAATGACGTCTTGCTCGTCACCTAGCTGCCAGTCTGTTCCTTCAAGAATTTTTGCGCCAAGATATTGAACGGAGCCTTGATTGTTTTGAAGTTCATTATTAAACTCCAAATTAAAACCAGTTTTACTTAATTCGTTTACAAAAAGATCTTTACAAGTATAAGTGATACTTTTACCGCCACTATCTTCTTGTATTCCTTTTACAACTAAATCATACCAAACATTTTTCCAAAAACACTTGACTTTTCTTTCATTTACTAGAAGTTTAATAAAAGGATTTGAAACCTTTTTTCCCGTTTCATAATCAGTATAAACATAGTAAAGCTTAAAGGTTAAGGTATTTGTTCCGTTAATATTATTTACCAATCTTGGCTCTACGACTTTTATTTGTGAAGTCATTTCATTTGAACCAATAATCGCAATTTTTCGTTCTTCATAGTGCTCTGGAATACCGCCTGCTTCTGGAACTACATAATCTTCCCAGAGGCTTATTTCATATTTATCTTTTAACATTTTTTATTAAGCCTCCTTAGAAGTAAATATACTCATAATCAAGTAAATCAATTTTTACACTACTTATCATTTGTAGCAATTTATTTGGTTCCATTGTTGGAATTTTAAAAAAATCACCAGAAATAATACATTCATTATAAAGATTGCCCGACGGTGTAAAATTATTATAGCTACCAACATAAGTACCGCCCTCTATTAAATTAGTTTTAGAGTTAACTCTAAAACAGGTATCATTTCCCTTTTTTATTATTTTAGAAAAATTTAAAATGCCAATATTATCCATACTAAGACTTTGAAGATTTACTTGCCCATTAGTTGGAAAGACATAATAAGCATACCAATCACAGGCCAAATCTCCTGCATTATATACGTTAATAGTAGCTCCCGTCGTACTATTTTGTGGAGCAGACAATCTCATTCTACTAGAATCGCGCCATCCTTTTATGTTAGAATCATTAAATTCATTTAAATAACGATGAACGCTTTTTGCAAAGGGATAATAAGCTACAAAATTTAAAGTCCCTTCACCTTTATAGACTCTATCCCTTTCATCTTCATTATCTGATTCACCGACACTAAAACAAATATATTTTAAACTTGGCGCACCAGTTGTTTTAACCATATAATATTTATAAGGTCTTTCATTAAAAATTAATTTTCCAAAAGTCTCCGCTTGAAAGACTTCGCGCAATGTACGAAATTGTTTTTCGGTCAAGCTATCAAAAGCAATTTGTAGTGTAAATTGTCTTTGACTATAAGTTGTACCAAAATGATATGTGCCGTTTCCTCCTGGAACTTGGACAGTTTGATCTTGAAAAGTTGGCAATAAATTTTCATCATATCTATTACTGCCGCTGATTCTTGTAATTCCAAGTTCAGACGAAGTATGACCATTAAAGGAAAAACCAATAAAGTCTCCTGTTACAACGCTCATCTTCATTCCTCCTTTTACTCATTGCTACTTATAAGTTACCTTTAGTTTAAAAAAAATCTATTTATATAAAACGAAAAAAGGTGATTTCTCACCTCTTTTCTCTTATCTCAAGAAATTTATCGCATTTACATTTCTATATGCTGCATTGTCATAAATTTCTTTTTTAATTTTTTCGATTGCGCTTTCAACATCATAATCGCTACCAATTTCTCCAACACTAACTTGAATGTCAAAGTAATTATCTCCGCCCTTATTCTTTTGATCTCCAGTCGTGTTATTCGCACTGAGAAGACTACTTAGAATGTTCTTTAATTCAATAAAGTTTTGAGTGTCTTGCGCATTAAGAATTAATTCTGGTTTTGTTTTTGTGCCGTCTAACCAAGCGGGGCCAGTAAAATCTGCCACGCCTCCTGTCTTATACTTCTTAAATTTCTTTTTCATATTTTCATATGAATAATCATTTAAGCTTCCACTGTAACCCGTCATAATACCTTTATTGACATACTTATCTTGGATGTCATTAGTACCAAAAACTTCTTTTAATCGAGCAGAACGCGTTGAATCATAACCCCAACCGTAGCCGCCATTCCAAATCGCAGCACTAACACCGCGCTTTATGTTATCCGTTAATTGAGATTTTCCACTATTAGCTGGTTTTGGAGGATTTACATATTTAACACTGCCATATGTAAATCTATTTGTATTAGAGTCGAAATCAACATCTTTATAAATATTGCCAGAAGAATCTTTCCATTGCTTAGCCTTAGAGTCATAATTTAATTCTACTTGACCCGCGCTACCATTACCAGTAATATGTTTAGTAACATTTTCTGCTTCATACATATTCCAGTTAGCATATCCATGGCTTGCCGCAATGATAGATTGAGAAATGGTTTTTTGCCAATCCATTTGTCCAAACTTGCTCATCGCCTTCCAACCTTGATCTTCTTTTAAGAGATTCCAAAGTTGAGAAGCTTGGTTCAAACTGCCATCAGATGCAAATCCAGTCTGAATTAATTCATAAGCTTGTTGCCAGAACTCACCGTTTTCAGAAGCATAGTCCAGTTGGGCTTGCATCAATTCAATTTGCTTAGTGCGTGCTTCTTGCGCGTCTTCATTTTGTTTTGAAATTTTATCGAGTTGCTGGTCTATGAGAGAGTCTCCATAAGATTCGCGCGTGTCTGATAGTTCTTCTTCTAACTGCTTAATCTCAAGAAGATTTGCATTAGAAGTATCTCTACGAAGAAAAGCAAGGCGAGCTTCTTTTTCATTGATGTCTTCTTCTGTTTTTGTATTGTCGCGAATCTGGCGCTCTAGATCAATAGACTCGCGCATCGTATCAAGAATTTCGGTATTAGCTTCAGAAATACTATCAGATAAAGATTGGAAATTATCAATTTCTTTCTGTCTTTGATTTACAAGAGCATCATAAACAGATTGCTCGAAGTCAAGATAGTCATCCATATTTTGCTTTTTAATTTCTTCAATGGTATCTTGCATATCTTCGATTGTCTTCTCTGTTTCTTCAAACTCTCCGACCAGTTCCTCGAGTTTACTAATATAAGCTTCGATTGCACCGCCTTTATCCTCATCAGTTACTTTATCAATAGCACTCCAATCTATTACGATTGTTCCTTTTTCTTGGTCATAATGAGCATAATTGGTTGCACCCCAACTAGAAAAAGACTTTTCATTTCCATCGCTATCTTGATAAGTTTTTGAACCAAGTTTATTAATTTGATTAAGACGACCACTACTAAGTTCTTTCTGCATTTTAATTTCTTCTTCAAGAGATTTTAACTGCGCATTTTGGTTGTCACGCAATTCTCTAAAAGTTGCGCCACGTTTTTCAAGAATTCTGTCATAATTACGTTCTAGCTTTTCACGTTGACGTAAGGCTTCATTAATTTTTTCGGTAAGGTTGTAGAGTTCATCGTAGGGGTTCTCCCATTTCTTTTCTTGGGAGCCTCCGCCTCCGCCGCCTCCGCCGCCTCCGCCGCCTCCGCCGCCTCCGCCGCCTCCGCCGCCTCCGCCGCCAGAGGATTTGGGAGCATTAGCTGCTCCAGCAGTTTTATTACCCGTTGAAATACCCCCGCCGCCGGAACCAGTAGATGTCATAGTTTTGATAACTGGAAAAGTCTCTAATCTATCTGGAACGTTTAAAACACTAACACCTTTTGCTGTTACGGTATCTTTTTTTCCCGTTATTGGATCAACTATTGTATACGCAGTATCTTGATAAGTAATTTCTTGGTGTCCTGGTATTGCTTTTTGAACTTCATCTAGCTCAACATCATAACCCATTTTTGCAAATGCTTCTTGAACCTGATCGCTTGTCAGCCCAGCATCAGCAATTAATTGATTACATTGTGCAATAAAGTCATCATATCCTTCTAATTGAACACCAGCTTCAAGAGAAGGTAACTCTGTATTTTTAATTAAATCTCCCAGTTTATTTCTTGCTTCTACTACGCTTTCGGTATCTCCATCTGTTTTTATATTAACAATGTAATCTGCGGCGGCTGCTTGCTGTAATTGTCCTAATGCTTTTGTATTTCCCTCGGCAGTCTGCTTCATTAGCTTAATATTTTCAGCATTATCAAAAAAGCTATCTGATAAATCATCATTACTATTTAATAATTTTTTTATGGATTGTTTTAAATCATCATAAATCTTTACATCTTCTGCACCAGACAATTTAATTTTTCCAGTTGTTTCATCAATTAACTTTGTCCATTCGCCATAAGAATCTATAATTTCACTATAGCCTTGATTCATTATAGCATTTCTAGCAGAAATTTCATATGCTAAACCTTTTTCTTCTTCTTTTATTCTTCCTATTGAGGTTAGATATTCTGCCATATTCGCTACTTCATCAGCAGAGACACCAGCTTGAACAGCTTCATTTGTTGCCGCTTGAGCAATTTGATTTTGAGTACCTCCATTTTCTCGTACTTCATCCGGACTTCCAATAACTTTAGAATTCTGTAAATATTGTTGATTTTGTTGTAAGTTATTTACAGCACTAGTAATAGCTTGAGCTAAAGCCTGAGCGGAAGCATCGTCAAGTTGTAAGACTTTTCCAGGAGTATAAGCTTGGCCATTAGCGTCTTGAACAACCCCTATTTGATTTTGTTTCATCCAATCAAAAATTGTTTGTCCTGTGACCCCTTCCTCAGCAGAAATGGCATCCATATCTCCACCATAGCGTTCCATCTGCTGTTGATAAAATTCGCCTCTCTTTATCTGCTGTTCGAGTTGAGCAGTGGTATTATCGTTTAGAACTCCAATCAATTCTTGTAAAGTGCTAATTAATTGTTCATTAGTTCCACCAAGATATTGGTAAGTACCGTCAAGATTCTTTTGGAAGTTTTCCGCATCAATTCCATATTTGACTAGGGATTCTTTGTCCTCTTCCGAGATTGACGAGCTTCCATTTTCTTTTAAACTATTAAGTAAAGTCTGAGCCTTTGCATATTCACTAAATACATCCGTACTATCATAAACTTCAAGCGCGCCACTAGCTTCCTTTAATTTATCAATCCATTCTTGAGTTTGCTTGATTGGGAAATCATAGCCCATTCCTTTCAACATATCAATCCAAGAACGAATTGAACCCATATTTTTGAAATTGACATTTTCTAAGCTATCAAGAATTTGAATCATTTTTTCTGGATTCTTTCCATTAAAATCATTCATTGCAGCTAAAATATTTTTTAATTCAATCACAGTCGAGCCGCCAGCAGTTGCAGAAATATTATTTAAATTTTTTGCAAAATCAGAAGCTTGACCAGCAGTCATTTCTTGAGAATAAAGATTAAATAAATCTTTTGCGCTTTGGTTACTAATACTATTCTCGCTTTTTGTAAAAGAGTCGGTCGCCGCTTGTTGTGCAGCGTTAGCTAATTCCACCAAACTATCAGAACTCATATTAAGAGCTTCTGCTAATTTCTCCAAAGCTTCTTGGTCATTACCTAAGTAATCAGTTAAACTTTTTTCTGTATCTTTTCTAGTAAAATCACTACCTGAGCCGAGATACTTATTAATTTGATTTTGTTGAGCTTCTGTGTAGTTTTTCTGTGCAAACTCATCGAATCTGTCGAATCTCTTACTGCTTTCCTGTCCATTATAAAAAGCAGTTAATGCACTTCTAAGAGCCGAGATATCCATTTCACTAACTTGATCTTGAGAATATCCTCCAGCTTTTGTTAAAATATCCTGCATTAACTCTTTTCCTGTCTTCGAAGTATCAATATTACTAAACTCTCCATTCTTCAAAGTAGTCGCAAGAGTGGAAATTTCATCGTCGGTTATCGAATCTTTTAATTCAGTTGTTTTAACTAAAGTTGCCGCAATATTATCTGGTAAATTGGATTCTGCTGCAAGCAAATCAGTATAAGTCTTTTGAGAAGCTTCATTTTGAGCACGGAATCCTTCAAGATCATTTATAAGTTGAAGAACTTCTTGTGAAATATTTTTACCAGTAATTTCATTATAAGAATCATCTATATTGTTGTTTTTCATAATGTCAACAACTTTTTCTATATCAAGAGTTCCTTTATTATAAGCATCGTATAATTGCTGACGAACATCTTCATTATTATAAACATATTGAGCAGAATCCGATGCTTTATATATCGCACTTTCTGTTTGTGTTTCATATTTTTCTTGTGATTCTTGGCGCGCGGATTGTGCATAAGTAGTTTGAGCGTTTTTAGCTGCTTGCTGTTGTCTTTCAAGAAGAGTATTTTTGCCTTCATCAGAAATGACAAGTTCTCCGTTTTCACCAACAGACATATACTGCGCGAGTTCAGGATACTTATCAATCAAATCAAGAATTTGTTGATTACTCTTAATAAGTTGTTCATTCCACTCTAAGCTACCTTTAACTAAACCTTCAAAGGGATTTGTGTTTCCAATCTCATCAAGCGTATTCTTTAAAGATTCATATTCTGACTGGGCTTGAGAAGCTGCTTCTTTTGCTTGCTCTGTCAACCTCTCCAATTTAGAAGAAGTATCAACTAGAGACGAAATTGCACCAGCTATACCAATTATCGCAGCAATACCAGCCGCAATAGCTATCGCCCATGGCCCACCTGCCAAGGCCGCAGTTGCAGAAAATAATGAAAGTGCTGTATTAACTACGCTTAGAATGGCAGGTAATGTCATTAAGGCTGTTCCAAAAGAACTAACAGCTTTAGACGCTTCATCCATTCCAAGGTTCTCCAAATATCCAGAGAATCCTTGAAGAGCGATACCAGCCACACCAAGTGCATTTGCCACTTTTTGAGTGCTAACTGTAAATTTAGTATCAGTGGTTTTTGCCAATTTTTCAACCATAGAATCAGTAACTTCAACTTTCATTCCATATCGATCCATTAGTTGAATTTGTGTATCTAAATCGGACGCATTCATTACTTCTTTTAAGTGTTTTGCAGCCTCAACACCTTGAACACCACTTGGCGCCGTGATCGTAACATCTTGATTATCTAAGAAATTTGTTCCTTTTAAAAGACTCTTTTGTTCGTCTGTTAAACTTTTGATTTGTTCTGCAAAGTCTTGTCCCTTTTTAAAAGAAAAATCGATTGGAATTTCAATGGTTTCTCCAAAAAGACCTTTTAATCCATCTTTTGTTCCAAAGCCATGCTTCTGAAAACTATCTTTAATTCCAGAAACTAAATTGTCACCAATTCGTTCTGCGTCGTCTTTATCATTAATAAACGGACTCTTCTTTTTCCCGAAGAAGGCGCCTAAAAGCCCTCTCTTATTATCATTTCCAAAAAGTCCTTTAAAGATTCCTTTCCCTAATTTTAATCCTCCCAGAACAGAAACTAAACTCAAAACTGTTTTTGTAAGTCCATTTCCACCCGAAAGTGAAGACACTAAATTATTCACAATCGTTAAGAGTTGTGTTAAAGAATCAACCCCTGCTTTAACTGCATCAGAATTGACAATCCCCATGGTAAATTGATCCCATGCGTTTTTTAATTGCTCAAGTTTGGATTGAAGCGAATCTAAAGTTTTTTCAAATTGTTCCTGAGCTGCACCTGTAGAATTGTAGGCATCATCTATTAATTCAAGCGTTTTGTCATAATTTGAGATCATGGCAATAAAACGACTTTGCTTAAATCGTACTTTATAAGTTTTTTGACATTATTGCTTTTCTAAATATCGGTAAGACAAACCATTATAACATTTTCCTTTTCTTCGAATAGTGTTTCTCATCGAGCCAGGAAGAATATCGATTGCACGGGCTGCAACTGAAGCATTAGCAAATTTTCTAAGCATATTTCCTTTTTCATCAAATTCACCAACTTCTCTAAAACCCCAAGCATTGGTTTCTTCTGAAGCTTTTAATAAATTTTCCTTATGGGTAACTTCTTCCAAATTCGATAGTCGATTGTCATGTTTATTTCCATTTATATGATTAATAACCATTCCATTTTTCTTCTCCCCTTTAAAAGCCTTCCAAACCAAAAGATGACCAAGCACTGATTTATTATTTATTGTATAACTAATATATCCACAATCTAGTTTTGCACCTTTTAAGATTTTTCCACTTCTTCCTTTAACTCTTCCTAAATTTGAAATTTCATAGCCTAAGTATTCCTTCCAAATCTCATTTGAAAAATCTTCTTTAGTAAAAATATATTCTTGAATTTTTGGCTTTTCTGGTGTTCTTTCCAAGTGAATATTATTTGCATTTTCTTTTGCAGTAACCCATCTTAAATTTTCAATTTTATTATTTAATCTATCTCCATCGATATGATCTACCAAAGACTTCTTATCTGGTTTTTCAAGAAAAGCTTCTGCAACTAATCTGTGAACGGCTTTATTCTTTTGTTTTCCGTCCCACCGAAAATTAATATATTGATAACTATGAAGAACTGAACCCGATAAAAATTTTCCAGTTCTTAAATTTCTTACTTTTCCATCTTTATCTACTGAATAAGGAATTAATTTACCATCTAATATTATTTGTTTTTCATTATCTGTCAAAAAACTAGTATTGATTTCGACTATATTTTCTCGTTTTTTTCTAATTACTTTCTTACCCGCGTTTGTTGTATTGTTTTCTCTTCTCTTATTCCAAACATTTTTTGAATTTTCTTCATTTGTAATCCATTCAAGATTGTCAATTCGATTATTCATCTTATTGCCATCTTTGTGATTTACAAGAAAATCTCCATTTGGCTTTTCAAGAAAAGCTTCTGCTACAATTTTACCGACCGAGCGTCCCGTACCTTTTCCATTGATATAAAGCTGAACATTTCCATTATTTATTGTCATAATCCGTCCAGTCTTACTATTTTAACAACTCCGTCATCAGTAACAGTATAATTAGTCTCTATTCCATCAATAAAAATTTGCTTTTCCATTAAATATTCCTCCTTTATTATGTTTTCATTATAGCATAAGAAAGAATAAAAGTCAAATCTATTTTCATAATAGAGATGAAACGAGTCCTCTCTTTCGGGTTCTAAAACCCTACTCTACTAGCTTCGTGCGGCATCTCAACCGCCTTATTAAAAATTGCGTTCGATAGTCTGTGAGCGTTCCTCCTCTATGGAGGCTTCGTTGCGGATTATTCCCTTCTAATGATTTTACCATACCTTAGTCATTACCCTCGCCGCGCAATATATTTCTATTTGCGTTTGGTTATTAGAAAGTTATGAACGTTCCCGCAGTTAAGAGGATTTTTGGTTATCTGTATTATTATGCCGCAGAAAGCAGTGGGCAGCATCGTTTGATTGGCCTACTACCGGCAGCCATAGTGCTTATGAATCTTTGCGTTACTATATCTAAACTATCCCATTTTTTAGATAAGTCTAAGAAAACTTGATCTAGTCCTTCTTCACCTGTGAAGAACTTAGTCATGTCTACGCCTGCTGCGCGCAATGCTTTTTGAACCTTATTGACATTGATTTCTTCGCCATTTTCATCAGTTCCAGTTAACTGTCCTTTTGTATAAAGTGACTTAACCTCAGAGAAACGGCCAATAACTGTTTTTAGGGCAGTACCAATAGTCTCTGCGCTTTCACGAGTAGTTTCAATACCTTGTGCCAAAAACGCTGCGGTGTTTTCAAACTCCATATTAACACTATGAGCAATAGAAGCTGTCTTAGACATAGCTGTTGCTAATTCTTGCGTATCACTCGCCGTAACCTTTAATGTTCCGTATAGTTCGTTAAGCTATACGCGTTCTCCCATGAACTGCTTATACTTTCATATAAGAACAGACTATATCTTCAAAGTTATCCTTTTCGATTTACTTAAATCTACTCTACTTTGCCATTAGCATTTCGATAGTCGTTGAGCTTTGAGATTAAAATGGTTTCTATATTTAAATACTCCCAATAAGGAATAGTTAATAATTCAATTTTATGGCTAAAGCAATAATCTCGTTTGATCTTGTCTCTTTTTTGAGTAATCTCTAAACCATCAAAAAATCCTGTTTTTTCTTTATAATGCTGTTCGCCATTATATTCTATTGCAAAATTTAATTCAGGTAAGAAAAAATCAAATTTAAATTTAGATGTTTTTTCCTCTAAGTCTAAAGATTTTTGTTGAATGAAAGAAATCTTTTCTTTTTCAAGAAAAGCCTTTATTTTTTGCTCTCCTTTTGATATTTTTCTATAACATCTTGGACAGCCCCTAGAATTTAAAAAATTATCAAATTTTCCATTATACACAAAATGACATAGAGGGTGATATATTTTACATTTTCCATGATAAGTTGAATATTCTAAAATATCATACTCATGATTTGGAAAAGTTTTTTTTAAAATTTTTTCTACTTGTTCTTTTGTATTTGTTTGCTTTATAAAACCATTATTACATTTTGGACAATTATCAAAACTAGCCATTAAACTAACCGTTGTTCTATCAAAAACCTCGCCGCATTTTTTGCATCTTATCTTTGATCTCTCTCTATTTATTTCTAAAACTTCCAAAATGTCTTGTCTTTTTTCAAAATATCGAATTTTTTGTTCTCTACTATGAAAATCCTTTTTACAATCACAAGGATTTAGTCGACTGAAAATGTCAGATGCGTGTTTTAAAATTTGAACTTTATTACATTTTAAACACTTATATTTTAATGGTTTTGTTAAACTTTCATATTCTAAAATTTCTATTCTAGAATAGGGATGACTTTTTTCTAATCTTTTTATAAAGTCTTCTTTTTCAATTTTTATTCCCATTTTATCTCCTTAGTAGCTGATTGCCCATTTACATTTTTCAGGATTTCTCCATACGAATATCCCAGAACTTGTTTCTGCTTTCGCTCCTTTTTACATAGGCATCTGGGCTTTAGGGTTTTCCAGCAATTAGAATAATTTTAAGCGACCTATACTGTTAAGCCGCTAGTTTGGAGTAAACATCATCAATTCTTTGCGCAGACTCACCATTTAATTCCATGTTGAAGCCACGCAAGGAGGTTGTCATTGCGTCTGTTGCTGCGGATGCTTCCATACCAGCTATTCTAGCCATCTTTAGAGTTTCTGTAGATAACTCCATTGAGTGCTGTAAATCTAAGCCTTGTTGGATGTACAAAGCAGTGGCGTCATAGGTGTCTCTTACAGCGACGCCCAATTCATTAGCCTGTTCAGTGAACTGGGGCAGCTTACTCCACATATCGCCAACTGAAAAATCAGACACAACCGCAATCTCAGTCATTGCAGAGTCTAATTCTTTAATTGTATCATAAGCTGAACGAATTGCTTGCTTAAAAATTTCTATTGTATTACCAATAGAGAAAAATTGAAGAACTTGATTTTTTAAGTTTTCAGTTTCCGCTGCGGCTCTTTTCAGATCTTCAGTTGTATCGGCTGTCTCACTAAGAGCCTCTCTCATTTTCTCGACACCTGTTGCTGAATCTTCCGAATTTATACCAATATTATCGAGTTCTTTAATTAATTTATCAAAACTTTCTTGGTCGAGATCGTCAAGCTTTTTCTTTAGATTATTAATTCCATCTTCAGAACTTAACGCTGTATTGTCAATCTGAATCCCAACATCTTCAAAAGCTTTAGAGACTTTTGAAAAATCAGAAGAACTTTTTATACTGGCTAATGCCTTTTCATGTTCTAGCGCTTTTTGAGTTGCACTATCTAATTTAGATTGTAAATCTTCAAGACCGGTGGCCGCTTTTAAATCTTCTTCTTTCTTCTTAACGCCAGCTAATGCTTCGCTTAAATCTTTAACCTGTGCAGTATCAATAAATTTATTACTCTTTTGAAGGGCATTAGTAATTTTTGAAATATCATTACCAGCAGAAGAAAATTGAGTTAAAGCATTTTTTTGTGCGTCTCGTTGAGCATAAAGATTTTTTAAGGCATCAGTTGCCGCGCGATACTGTTGTTCTTCTTTATTGAAATTGTTAAAGACATCGATTGCACCATTAATCTGTTGAGAAGAATAATTGTCTTTCTTTCTTTCTTTTTCCCATTCACTTTGAGTCTTATTTTTATAACGAACAGTACCAGTTGGGCTTACCGTCAAATCTTTTGTAGATTTTCTATTCTTTCGCTTCTCCTCAATCTGAGATTTTGTTTTTTCCGCTGCTTTAATCTGTTTTTCTGTTTCGCTTAGATTAAGAGTTAAACTTTCAGAAATTTCTTCTTTTAACTTAGCAACTTCTTCTTTTGTTTTTCGCAAATTTTCATTAGCTTCTGTTACGTTTAAATTAAAATTTGCGCCTTCCGAAGTTGAAGCTTTTAGATTTTCAATATCTGCATTAAGCCTATTAACTTCTTGTTTTGCACTATTCAAATTTAGTTGCTGTTTACTGACTTTCTCAACAGCTGATAAATAGCTATTTAAAGCTTGACGCGCGTCTTCAACTTTTCTGTCAAAACCATCTGGAAACAGACTGCGCGCATCCTTAATTGAAAGAGTATTAATATTACCAATAATTCTTTCAAGTTCAGAATAAGTCTTTATTAAATTTTCGCCTTGTTTTATAACTTGACTCGAATCTTTTAATTCAATGCCTTCTTTAATAGACGAGACAAATTTTTGGGATTGCTCCTGATACTTTGCCATTAATTTAGAAAGACTTCCGCCCAAACCTTTCGTTAAATCTATCTTTGTAGTGCCCTTTTCTAAACCGTTCTTTAATTCAGAAACGATTTTGTCCATTCCTTCCAAAGTTGGTTTTATTGAACCATAAATTTCAAACCTTTGTTTAGAACTCACTTCGATTCCTCCTTATTAGAAATCGCTATCTATGTCATTTTCCAAAAAAGAAATTTTAGCGACATAAGATTTTTCCTTTGACCCTACTGGGATTCCTATACCAGAAAAATTTGCAACTACTGGAGTTGCCGAACTTCCTAACCGTAAGGACAACCCAGATAATAATTTTAGTTTAGGAATTTGAATAATTCCAGTAACTATTCTTCCTGTTTTGTCGTCTTTAATTTTTGTTCTTCCTTCTAATTGTAAAAAGCCATTAAGAAGATTATCACCTAAATCTAAAACGGTCGCACTATTTTCGTACTCAAAATAATATTGCGCGATTACCTCTTTAAAGGATTCTTCTATCTTAATTTCTTTTTTATTTTGTACAAAGTTAAGTTTAACACCAGTTTCTTTATCATAAACAAAAAGTTTTGCTGGTTCATACTTTAAAATAAAAAAGCCATCCTTATTACTTTCCTTTACTTCGTCAAAAAGAAAAATATTCTTGTTTTTTTCTTTTTCTTTAAAAAGCTTAGAGTTAGAAAGAATTGCCATTTGAGTTTTAGAAAAAACTCCTTGAGAAAAAGTTAAATTTATTTCTTTCAAAGTTTCCCAAAAAACGAAATCTCTATCAGAAAAGCCACCATGCGCGGTCTTCACGTCATAAAGACTTTCTAATCCCGCAACTTGAATTTTATCAAATTTTGCTAAAATTTCACCTTTTTCAAAAGTTCTTTCATTTATCTCTATCGGATAAGTAGCTTTTAAATAGCAAGGCTCTAATTCTTTAAAAGTAAACATATCTTCCATTGTCTTCCTCCAAAATTAAAAAAAGAGATGGATGTCACCATCCACCTCTCCTTAATTATAGATCATATTTAACAAGCTTCATCATTGGCCCCTTTGCAGGACGAAGGACTTTTAAGTTCATATTGAAAGTCGTTGGATCACCATCGGCCTCTAGTGTTAGAGTGACTTCAGATTGCATCTTAACCTTTGGCAAAATAACCTGGAAAGCCTCGTCACGTCCAGTGATCTCACTTCTAATATAAGTATCGCCAACGAACGCATAGTTTCCTGGGAAGGTATCTGGAGAAATATCAATTTCTTGAATAGCCTTACCATCAACAGCAACAGTCGCATAAGCTGCATCTGAAGCCTCTTTAGTAGAAACAGTACCGTCAGCAGTATAATACTTAACTTTTCCTTCCTCAGTTGGTAGAGTAAATTCCTTGCCACCGCGAAGTTGAACCTTACCATTTTCGATCTGATCTACTCTAAAAGTTCTGTAAATAGTTTCAGCGTTATCAATAACTGCTTCACCATCTGCATTTACTGAACCGTACATAATCGCTAAGGATTTAGCAGAGAAGAGTGCGTCTTCGAGGGTAACAGTAATTTCCTTGTTAAAGTCCCAAGATACAAGTTCAACATTGCCCTTACCACCGCGCGCAGACGTATTTTCAGCTGTCTGCTCAACAGTGGAGACTTTAAGGGAATCTAAATATAGAACAGGCGCGCCGATATTGCCATCTTCGGTAATTTGATAAAAAGTACCGTCCATGACCTCCTTGACGCCATAACGATCTAGAATTGTCGCCATTTAAATAGCCTCCTATTTTAATCTTCGAGATTTCTCATCCAGCTCTTAGGTTTAATCTTTTTACTATCGGCGCCTGCCAATAAACTATCCACATCAAGCTGGTATTTAATTTTTTCTTGGTATCTACGTATTAATGGAGAGATTGAAGCATAAGTCAAATCTCTAATATTAAGAGGATTTATACCCATATCCATACAGCAAAGTGAAATTAATGAGTCTGAAAAAGACATAGCATCTTTTTTTTCTTCCGCTCTTTTTGCTTTTATTTTTTCTCTATAACGAGACTTAGCTTTCATTTTATGAACTCGAGGGTCTTCATCCTCTGGTGGTTTTTCCACCACTTTATCTCCAACCGCTTGTCTAATTAAATTTTGAAAATCAAAAAAATCATCTTCCGTTATGAATTTTAAGTCTTCCAATTTAACTTCACTTTTTAGAATTTCCTGCGCGTCTCCGATTATAATTTTTTTCTGCTTTGGTAATAAAATTACTGGTTCATGTATAAAAAATTTAAAAGCTTCACTAATAGCTTTCGTTATCATTCCATTCTTAAAGCTATTGTTTAGAAGATATTCATATGGAGTTAAAAGATATTTCAGGTCTACCTTCTGTTCTATAAACTCATCTTCAATATCTTCTTGAGACATTGTTAAAATTTTTCTATATTGTGGAAATTCTTTTGTCTCTAAGACTTCCCCTACAGTTGGAGGATATATTTTACACTTATTCTGAAAATCATCTGGTAAACCGCAGAAAAAATTTTCATTAATCATAAGTTGTAATCACGTATGTCATTTCATAGCAAGACATTTCTTCTGTTAAGAAGTTCAAATCAAAATCGCCGCCTTGTAGTTTTCCAAAGCCATCTATATTTTTCCCGTTCAATGACTTTTGAATTTCACCCATTATCGCAAACGGTCTTAAATTACTATCTTTTATAAACCATTGAGTAAGAGGAACGAAGACTTCAATAGCAATTTGAATATCTTCAATCTGATTATTCTCGCTATTATTTCTTCCATTAACCACTCTTATAGCCACCAAACTCGCCGCAGTCTCCTTTGGGCCGATACGTGGCACTATTTTAATTAGTTTTTCAAAAACCTCGTTTTTAATTTGCTCTTTTGTTAATTCTGGCAAAACAAATGGGTCTTTATCTGTATAATACAATAATTTTAAAAGATTTTGATTTGATTGTAAACGAGTAACTATTTTTTGGAGATTTACTCCAACTTCGCCCAAGTTTCTAATCATTTTTCTGACCTCCTTCTAACCAGAAAAAATCTTCATCTTTATCATCTGCCGTCTTTTCTGGTGTTGGTGTTAAATCGAACTCATAAACTGGATCAATGCTTACATATTCAACACCATCAGTAGAAAATCTATCAAATCCTGTTACTCGATAATATTCTTGAAATGGTTTTTCTCCAACTATGAAATAATCATCTTTATTAATATTCTCATTTTTGGGTAAAATGAAAAAGCTTAATTTCAGATTTTCAGAATAAATAGTGTCCATTCTACTACGAGAACGAATTTCATCTTTTAACATGTTATTCTCTTGGCCATATAAATAGGCCCATGTAGTATATTCATAACCGTCGCGCCCAGTCCAAGTAAGCAGGTGACTCATTTTTAACATTACGTAACGATTATAACCACTAGCTTTAATATTTTCAAGATAATAGACCATCCACGCTTCTGGTTTATCATCCTTATTAGGAATTAATAATATCATTCCATTTGGTATATTAATATTTGTTCTTGTTAAAAGATAAGCCAAAGTTCGGGTGTTGTCTTGTTTATAACGCTCAAGACTACCCTCTACAGTTTTATTGTTAAAAAGAAATTCAACTTTATAAAGAGATGATGCCAATTTTAGGTCAAAATTTCTTTCTCTTTCACCTTGTATTCTTTCTTGATAAGATTCTCCAAAACGATTTAATCTTTTAAAATAAATATCACGATATGACATTATCTTTCCCCAAAAGAGACATGCAACTAAAAATTGTACTTCTAAAATAGTCATATCTTAAATATTTTAGAGAAGAAAGTTTAGCATATAAAGTGTAATAATTAATTGTCTTTCGTTCATCTGGAAAACTATAAAGTTCAATTAAAATGGAATCCAAAAATTTTTCCCATTCACCATTCTTTTCCCTTTCACACAAAAGACCAAAAAGTCGATTTTTTAGCTTGTTGATGTAACCTTCATAACTTTCTTTATTCATGAGTTTGACTGCCTAATTGCCGATAGCCAAATGGCTTATAATTAATTGCGCGATAATACTTTGACTCGCGTTTCTCGGCAGTTTTTTGCTCCTTTTCAAGTTTTTCATTAAACTTACTTAAAAGATTAGCTTGAGAGAAATCTCGTTCCTCATAAAGTGGCTTTAAATTCTCCCAAGTTAGAATGGTTCGACTAAGCCATTCGCACTTCATATAACAAGCTAAAATTTGTATTTCTTCATTATTTAAATCTGCTAAAAATTCTTGATTTGTTTCATCTCGTTCAAGAGGAACTCTTGGAAATTTAAAATTCGGAATCGCGCCGTCTAGAATTTGTTCAAAATCTTGATTTTGTTCTTCGGTTGTCCAAGTGTCCCATTCATCGCTTAAAATCTTGGCAAGAAAAGCATCATAAACTTTCTGTACTGGAGTACCCATTATCAGTCCTCCTTATCCTCTCTATTAAGACGAATTGCATTAATAATATCTTTTCCACAAGCTTTTTTAATTTCTTCAGCTTTTTGGAAATCACTAAGTTCATGCCTAATTGCAAAGTCAGCCAAATCTTGAAGTTGCTCATAATTTAGAGTCTTGAGTTTAATTTTAAACTCAATAAGAGGAAGAACTGTCATCATGCGTTCTTTTTCTTTATCCGTTAAAATAATAATATTAACTGGCTCTTCCGCGTCTTCTGGTTCAATTCCTAAATCCTTCTTAACTTGCATGTCTTCAATATAAAGCATACCAGTATCAATCATATACTTAAAGCCTGGATCATACATTAATTCTTCAAGTGTCTCTCTTTCAACTGGAATGGTCGCACCCTTAGACATCCATTCTCTAGAAAATCTTAATTCTGGTACAATGACACTAACTGGGCCATTATGTTGACTAATAATTTTTACTCTTTCCTTTTCCATTTTACTCCTTTTAACTCCTTTTAAAATAAATAAAACTTAGGCGTTTTTTAAGAAAGGCAAATTGACGCCTAAGCTTACTTATTTTTATTTATAATTAAAGATTCCCGTATGGAGAATCATACGTTTGTTCGATGCCAGTATTCTGATAAACGCCCCAATTATGATGAGTAAGAATAGCAGCACCCATCTTTTTATACATATAAACTTCAAGAGAATTATCTCTATTCTTAAAGTCATTAATTTGAGTATTGCCTTCAAGCACGACCTTTACGACTTTTTCGCCGCCAGTTGGTAGAACATAAGCAAGCTGAGGATCAATCCAGGTCTTTGTATTTGTCTCATCAATGAAAGATTGAGGAATTTGAACGACTAGTGCACCACGGAAAATATTGATATAACCAGTATTATGAATTGCATCAATATCTTGTGGATGATAAATACCATTTGTCGTATTAGCAATACCATTTACAATAGCATCTGCGCCCATAGCGCCAACAAACTCAGGTGGAGCAAAGATAACAACACCATTACCATAAGCACGCACGACATTCATAAGCTTAACCATCTTCTCTGGATCCCACTTATTCACAGTGACCTTATTGGCTTCTGGACGAGCAGACGCATTAATGGCCGCGCGAAGTGCCTTATGAACTTCCATGTAAACAGCATCGGCAAGGCCATCAGTAAGAATCTGCATAACCTCAGTTAGAGATTCTGCGTTATCGAGCATTCTCTCGAAGTCAATTGTTGCACCACCACCAACTGCGTGGCCGCCGAGTTCAAACGTATCAGCATCAAGTCTAAATGTTTCATAAACACCAGAAAGACCGACCTGCGTAAGGAACTTCTTCGCACGCTGTCTGCCAAGCTTCTTTCTAAAAATAGCCTTTTGGCCTTGGCCAACCGTCTTAACCTCTGCAAAAATACCAACTGCGTCAAGAACCTTCTTAGGTAGAACCTCATCAGCAGACTCGATAACAATATCATAAAGATCATAACGATTCTTCATGAATTGATTAATAGAACCTGCAAACTCTTTAAGACCATCTGCAAAAGCAGCATCCATATCGACACTCTTATTTTGGAAATTTGCAGGAACTGTACCCTTAACGCAATGAAGGGCAATTTCTCTTAGTTCTTGTAAAGTCATTTATATACCCTCCCTTAGCAAGCAAAAACTTGTAGCTTAACAGCTTTCTGACCATCTGGCATAGTTGCATATTCTATAACTTTAAGAATAAGGCCAGAAGCTGGCTTCGTCTTTGTAAGAGCGACTGCGCCAGTAGCGTCTGACTTACCATAAATAGTCGTCTTCTTGTAATCTGCAAGAGCCTTTAAAAACTCTTCTTCTGAAAGGAACTCAGTATCATCATAGCAAATTGTATTTGTATGCCACTTATCACCGACCGCAAAATAGCCAAGGCGAGGATAAAAATCATCCGTACCATTTAACTTAAAGTTCTTTAAACCAGGAGTTCTCTCATCATACATATGCTCAGCACTATAAACAAGAGCAAGTGGTAGACTATCATCAACTGGAAGTTTTACAACTCTGTTTGCAGCATCAACAGCAAGAATCATACCATTTTCAACAGGAATATTCTTAAAATCTGTTGGGTCTGGCGCACACTGTGCTTCGATACGACCGTCACGTCTAAAAGCTACGTTATTAAGCTCTACCTGACCATAGCCGTCAATAACTAATCTTTGTGTAGCCATTATTTAAGCCTCCATTACTTAACATATTTATTTAAAATTTCATCTAAGCCGGTCTTCACAACGCCGTTTTTCTGAACGACCTTTTGTTCGGGTTGCTTAGTAAAAGCAGAAATATTTGCTTTCTTTAGTTCATAAGCCAATTCCTTATCAAGATCAATAACACTATATTCATTAATCTTTTCTTTATAAGAATTAAGGATTTCATCAGAAAGTTGATTTTCATATTCAGAAAGCACACTCTCTTTTTGCTCATTCTCAATCCCTAGCTTATAAGACTTTAAAGCTTCAATCTCATTTTTAAGAGTTTCATTTTCACCTTGAGAAAGATTAAACTTCTCTTCAAGTGCACTCTTTTCTGTATTTAAAGTAGAAACAGAGTTTTCTAACTCTACTTTTTTGCCCTCAAGTTCAGAAATTTTTTCAAAATTTTCTTTAGCATTTTCAAGGACTGGTTCAACCTTTTCATAAGTTTCACCATTTAACCTTCTAAGAGTATCAACAGTAACTTTTTCTTCCTCTGTGATGTCAATAATATAAACTTTTTTCATATCACCAAGAGTTACTGTATCCTCACCTTTTTGATAGTATGCTCTAAAAACCTCTTTTGTTTCAAGGTTGTAAACAAGAGCGTAGTCGTCATAAATTTCTCCGATACCATAAGTAACAGTCCAATTTTCTTCCTCGTTAAAATTAGTATTTAAAAGGTTAAAAATCTGTTCATACTTATCGCCGTCGGAAAGTTTAAAATTAACTTTCACTTCTTCTTTTCCTCCCTTTTTTGTAAAGGTGTTGGTTAATTCTTGAATCTTACTAATTGCTTGTTCAATATTTTCACGCAAGGAGAAGAAGGCAGCGCCCTCAAAGCAAGGTTCTACTTCATCTCCTAAAACTTGTAAACCAAGAAAACAACCAGCGTCAAAAACAATATATTGTTGTCCCTCAATAATTTGTTTATGATACTGAAGGCTTGGCTCATAAAGTTCCATAGATTGAGATTTACCAACAATGTCATTTGCTTCTTTATATAAAGCTGTAAAAATAATGACATCAACGCACGCATAAGTGCGCTCGACCCCATCTTCGTCAACGTGTGGTTCCCAAGTCAAATTATAGTTTTCAGGAACTATGCCATAGATACGCCCTTCACTTCTTCTTGTTCCATGATCTGTATAATCGTCATATTCAAAGATACCTTTGACTGGCGCATAAGCTATGGTTGAAAGAAGTTTTTCTGCGAACTCATCTGTTATATAAGTACCATTTCTGTTACCATATTTATAAAAAATTCGGCAGCGCGCTTTTGACGTAACTTCATTATATTTTTCTAAATTCCCATAGACAGTTACGGGAAACTCAAATTTATTCATTATTTATACCTCCCCTCTTATCTATGGATTCTTCTTTTGTAATTGTCGATGATTTCTTCTTTTCAGTTGGAATAGTTGGACGACCTGGCTCATTTGATGAATTAGAACCACTTTCAGTATAAGATGAAGCAAGAGGGATTAAAATATCCTTTAACTTCATAGAATCATTTTCCAAACTCTTCAACCCAAGAAGTTCACTTTGCTCAATACCCATTGCAATACTTGGTAATAGCAAACTATAACCACTCTGCGCAAGTTTAAAAGCATTTGTCACATAATCTGACTGATTATAATAAGTAATTGGAAGAATCATATATTTGAAACTAATGTTCGTGTTTCCAAAAAGATAATTCAATAAGTCAGAAATAAATCGGCTAATCTTATTCATAATAATCGAAACAAAAGCTGTATCGTTTCTTAGAGAAGTATCTAACGCTTGGGAACCTGTTGGAGAGAATATTTGAGGACTAACGCTTGCTTCTGCATAAACATTTTGAAGCATCTTCTCTAAGTTACTTTGTCCTGCATCCGACCCCGTTTTTGAAATAATACTTTCGACGTCGCCATAAGTAGTAAAAACAGATAAATTCTTATTACCTTTCATCATGTCTACGGCGCCGATGTGCATTTCAAGGGCTTCATCTGGCTCAAATAAAAGAGTGCCATCTTGAAGATGAGGAATCTTTTGTACAATAATTTTTCTAATTTCTTCTTTATCTCTTTCTCTTTCTGTTTCCACTGCTTCATCATATTGGATAGTAGATGGAATAACATTTATAAAAGGAGGGGTATCATCTAAAAAGAAAGAAAAGTATAAGGAAATATCAGTGGGAATTCTTACCCAAGAAGTAGAGGTCGTACCTCTCCGATACTTCTGATAATATTGTCCAATAACTTTTGGAAAATTACTTATCGTTTCCTTTTTGACGGTTTCGTCTAAAATGTCATCAAAATATAAAACGTTAAATTCTATAACATCACGTCCTGCAAGATCGCGCAACTCTGAACGACAATAATTCGCTGGAAGGTCAAAAACCGTAAAATTATTTTTTGTTGCTTCTTGAAGAACGCCAAAATAACTACCATCAATAATAGCAGTCATTACAATCTTTTGCTCCAATTCCTTTAGATTCATTTTATCAAGATAGGCAAGCGCATTATAGTATCTTTTTTCAACATTTGGCGAATTCATGTCCTTCCCAAATCCAAACTTTGGTATTAAGATACCAAGTCCCATATACAAGGTAGAATAATGTGTACAAATTCTTTTATACAATCCATCTTTAATAAAATAATCTCGTGACAATTCTCTTTTTTTTGAAAGAGTACCAGTATTAATAATATCATCGACTTCTTTTAAAGAATAATTTTTTGAAGTGCGCGAAGTTCTTCGATAAGTCAAATAATCAACATCATCATTGAAGTCTTGACTTTTAGAAACCAGCTGTTGTCGCACTCTCTTGTAGGAGGTGAGAAAATCATTATTTTTTTCCAATTATGTCCCTCCAGTAAAGAATATTAATTGTCTTTTCTTTCCAGATCTTTTTTTCTTTTTCTTGAAGTCTTCTTCTTCTAATTCTTTTATTCTCCATAAACCATAAGCAAATGACATGTATTTATCATCGTGAAAACGAGTATTGATAGGCTCTAAGACAATATCTAGGCCCGTTCGCTTCGCGCGAAGGTTACACATCTCCTCAATCATTTTTGTAGTAATCTCATGAGGCAATAAGCGCTCCGCTCGTTCTCTTGTAGACATCTTTCTACCCTTTTGAGTATTAAGAAGAGCTGTGCGCGCCTCTTGTTCTGAAATTAAAAGACGAACTAATCCACCATTTAATCTCGCATAAGTATTACCGTGAATTTTTGATTTAAGTGGGCCATTTGCTTTCATTGAATAAAGAATATTGACACAATCCTTTGGTTGAATTTTTTTATAGCTATCATCATTAAAAAAACCGTATGGTGGCAACTTGCGGCCGAGTCCGTCAATTTGTATTTTTATCATTTCATCGGCTAAACCTAACATTATTTTCCGTATAAGTCGTTATTTTATACGCGTTCTCTTATGAACTGCTATATGTTTCCATATAGATAAGACTATATCTTTACTCTTTAAGAGTACCTTCCATTTCAGGCCACTTGGCCCTACTCCCTTTCGGGATAGTCGTTGAGCGTTCAATCGAATATAACGTCTTTTGTCAATTCAGTCCATGAAGTTTTTGATTTTATTCTATTTATTGTTGAAATTGATACTCCGAATTGAGAAGCAATAGCTTTTAGAGTTTTTTTCTTTTCTATTATCAAAGAAATTATCTCTCTAACATCATTTTCTGTTAGCTTTGCTCTTCCATTTTTTACTCCTCTTGTATCCCTATCATAATCTGAAAGAAATTTGGGAGTAATTTCAACATTTTCAAGCTCAATTTTATAAGTTTTCTTCAAAATTATATTTCTTAAAGTTTCATCACAGATATTATATTTTTCTAAAATTTCCTTTCTTTTGAAATTGCCACTATTTATATCTAAGATAAGATTTTCTAAACTTTCTTTTGTAAATTTAGAACTAGAATTAGATAGTCCATCTTGGTCATAGCATCTTCGATTAGGAAGAGTATTGGGATTTTCTAAATTTTCCTTCATCGTTGCCCATCTGAGATTTTCTAACTTATTATTGGTAATATCTCCATCTAGATGGTCAACAGTAAGTAGATGACTATTTTTATTTGGACAAAAGGTTGATAAGATAAGACGATGTACACTAAAACGATGTCCTTTTCCAACTGGCTTATCCGTTGTCATCAGAACCACTTTTTTATAGCCGTTCTTATCATCATATTCTGTTAGAAAATCTTTTTTATACTCTGACCAAATATGACCAGACTCATCAGCATAATAATTAGTTCTAAAAGTATATTTTGAGCTTTCAATTTTCTTCATGTATTCATCCTCCAAAAAAGGTGTTATATTCAGTTGCTTCGTTGCTGATTGCCCTCGTCTTTACGTTAGGGGTTTCCAGCAGTTAAGAAGGTTTTACTTGAGCATAGGCATCTACCCAAGCCGTTGCAGTCTATTAAAATTTCCTTTGGATTGTATTTTTCTGCTAATAATTTTATATCTATTGCCTGCTGTGTGAAGGTTTTTGTTTCTGCGGTTTTTCCAAGCACTTCAATATCAACTAAAGTTGAATAATATTTTCCATCTTTAACGTTGATACGAAACACGCAGGCGACAGTGGAGTCGATTAATCTACCCACATCCACTGAAATTAAGTAGAAAATTTCTTTCTTGTCTCTATATTTTGCAAACAATTCTGGATTTTTTATTTTTCGATATTTCTGTATCTTTTCAAAGTCAAACCACGATTCAGTAGAACCTCCAATCCAAGTTCCTAGCTTTATCTTATTGCTCTTGCGGAGCACTTAGATTTTCATCTAAAGGTGAGACTATATCTTCAACATATCTCCACACATATCCATTACTAGATTTTATTTTTCCTCTACAGCACTCTCCAATATGCCCTTGATGACTATGAGTTGCTCTTGCCGCTGTTCCGCAAGAAGGATAGCTCATTATAAATTTTCCATCTAAAGTATATTGATTAACCACTTTTGCTTTTCCAGTATTTTTATATTCCTTTGTTTCTCCTAATTTTTCTTCATGCGACCAAAAGAAGCCACCACTTTGACTTTTTACCTTCTGACAAATAGCTTGAGAAATCATTGATTCACTAATGCCAACCGCTTTTGAAGCTTCTCTTATCGTCTTATATATGGCTACAAGAACTTTATCTTTAGAGAAACAATACACCGGTTTTGTTTTTTGTAATCCAGTTCTAAAAGCGTGATACTTATTTTCACTAGATGTAACCCATTCTAAATTTTCTACACAATTATTTAATTTATTACCATCAATGTGATTTACCTCTCTTTTATTTTCTGGATTAGGAATATAAGCAATAGCTACCAAACGGTGTGCGGGCAGTCTTCGCATTTTTCCATCTGGCATGGTTATATTATAAGAAAAATATCCATTTCGGCAATTTACTTGCCCTTTTAAAAATTTTCCTGTAATGCTGTTATAGCATTTTCCATCTTCTGTAATGTAATATGTGGTACTAATGTTACCAACAATAATTTGTTTCATAACAATAACCTCTTTTTATGTTGTATTGTGCTGGCATTGCAATAATGCCATTAGTCGTTGAACCTTCCTCTTTTATTAAAGAGGCTCGGCTGCTGATTATCCAATTCTTATTTTTTTTACCGTTCACGCTCAATTTTTCAATTCACGTTGTAGGAAATAAGACTCTAAGGAGATTCCAGCAATTCTCAATATTTTAAGAGTTCCTAGTAACAAAAACTCTGCTGCAAAAGTGGCTTCATCATATGCTGACGACATTCTTAACTTATTAACATAGTTCAAATCAATTAGTCCGTGCATTGCCGGTATACGATAATCCAGCCCTATAACAAAACTTTCTTTTGGATGTATAATAGCATCACAAAACATATCAATAAGTTTTTCGTAAGCATATGATGTTTTAGAACCAGCTGAAGTCGCGCAAATAACTTGTTGATTAACTTTTTCATAAGGATTAACTAAGCCATTTGACATGCGACGGGATACATTTAGCTGAGGCAAAATAACTTCTGATACCATATCGCCATCAAGGTCGCGCAGCTCGTCAAGTAGACCGCTATGGTTTCTCACCAAAACACCCTCGGTTTCCCGATATTTAAAAGGGAGTAGACTATACCATTATCTATTCTAGATACTCATTGGTAGTCGTTGCAAGCTTCCCATATCTAATAAGACTTAGGGCTATCTCTCAGGATTGTCCAATTCTTAATCTTTTTACTATACCGCGTTAATTAGACGCGCCGCGCTTCGCTTTCGCTTGCGTTTAGTAATTAAGACTCTAAGGAGTTTCCCTGATATTCTGAGTTTTCTCTCATAGGTCTCCCTATGGAGGGACAAAGACTATCCTCTATCTGAATCCAAAGCTCCGACTACACTAAAATAAGATCCATTTTTAAAATAAATCTCAACACTATCTTTACCAAAACTGGCTCTTACTTGGCCATTATAAATTTCTAGTTCATTCTTTAAAAGCGGCCATATTCTCCAAAACTCTTGTATTTTCTGCTTCGCAATCTTAGCCGCTTGAGACTTATTCGGCGCGACTATGAAGGAGCGATGTCCTGGAATGAAAATACATTGGAGATATTTTGCTAAAAGAGAAAGGAATGTTTTTGAAGTCGCGCGAGCTGCTGTAATATAAAGCTGACGATAGCGCATGCACGCGCGCAAGAAAATTCTCTGATACATAAATAATGCTATATTTTGACTTTTTGGTGTTATTGTATCAAGATATGTATCAGGGTACACAGCCCACAAATCTAATTGTCCTGCTAAGAAATTTTCATTCTTCTCTAAAAAGGATTCAGTAATGATTGCTCCTTTTTCTAATTCAATTCCATCTCTATAAACTCGGTCTGTCTTCGAAAAAGTTGTTTGAGGGTCACGCAGTGCAATTACGCTCATGCTTCAAAGTCCTCCTCTTCATCTTCAAATTTCAAAGCGTCATTTGTATATTCATCAGAATCAAAATCTTTCTGAGTTCCATAAATGTTCTCAATTTCTTGTACATTCTTCAAAGCGGCAATTCGTGCGCTAACTTCTTCTCCAATACCGCTCTCATTAATGTAAAGTCTCTGATTCCAATTCTCAATATTTTTTAAAGTCTCATCAACAACGTCTCTCGTAACATTGTCATAAAATTTATTTTGATGCCCTCTCTTTTCTAGCCAAAGGGCAAGCTCACCCACGCTATCAAAGTCTACTGCATTCTTTGCATTTTTCGGTGTGAATTCTGCTGTTTTGACCATCTTATCATAAGAGGACATAAACTTGTCTACATCTTTATCACCCGCGCGGATGCGGGCATCAATCTCAAGCGAAAGTTTGCAAAGTTTTCGGGCTTGATCTATCTGAAGCGCGCCGTTTACATTTTGTGAGAGCAAGAGTCCTTTATATAAATCCTCTAAGTAATTGAGTTGGTCATCATCATAATTAGCACCCCAACTACGCCTCAACTCTCTATAACGCTCTTCGCGCACTATAGGAATTTCATCTTCTATCAGTCCAGCTTCTTTAAGCTTCTGATATTGGTGGAAATAATCATCCCATCCCAAACTCTTATAATCATCTACCGCAAAAACTTTCGCATAAGATGCCCAAACGGTTTCTTCTGAATTAAGTTCGCGCAATCTCTCCCATTCTTTCGGTATAAATGGAATATCAGCCCACTGGCAAACTTTATCCACAAACTTCCAATCGAACATATGTTCTTTTAAAAAATTTGTAATACAGTCATTGCAAACTGGGAGTCTTCCATCTGGAAAGAAAAAAGAATGAGTACACGCAAAATCATCTTCTTCAAGAATCTGCTTGCACCGCGGGCATGTCCGCATCGCCAGTGATGGCTTTTTCTTTGGTATTTTTGGAGCGATCAACCTTTGTCGCCTCCTTTACAATTTTTAGAGCTTCGCGCTTCCTTTCTCGATTGGCTTTTGAATAATTCTCCATTAAATCAGAAAAAATATCAATGAAGTCGCGCGCCGTCTTCTTATCTTCTTCTAAAAGACTAACCTTAAAAATGCGGCAAACTCCAATGAACTCTTGCGGTTCTAGTCTAATGAGCGCGCGCATAAACTTTTGTTCTATTGTCTCTTTCAATTCATCTATACCTCTCATTTCTTCTAATTTTATCACACTTTTTACAATAGTGTGAGAAGCCATCTTTTGATTGACTTTTGCGCATAAAAAGCTCTGGACTTATAAGTAAAATCTGGCCGCAATCCTTACATTTCTTGAAATTTTCCGGGAACGCGCAATTCTCCAATATTTCTCGATGAAGTCGCGCTGTGTTCGCGATAGCGGGCACAATCCTTTTATGAAAAATAGTTGAAATATAATTTGATCCATATGACTTCTGATATTTCTGATTAACGACCTCTGCTATCTTATCATTAACTTCATGTCTAATCTTCATATCCAAAATGTCTTTCTGCGTGTCTGTTAGCCCCGCGCGTTCTACATACCATTCAAACGTATCAAAGACTTCGCGCATCGTTGATTCAAATGGGAGTTCCTCTAGATCAAAATGAATGTCTTCAAAAACCTTAAGAAAGGCGGCGACGTTCTTTTCATCTGAAAAATCGAGATGGCGCGGTGTCGAAGATTTCGTCCATAAAACGTCGTTCAAACGTCTAAGTTCTTCGTCCTCGAAATTTGGAATCGGCCATCCAACTTCTGGAAAAATCTTTTTCGAGAGCGCGCCTTCCGTTTTAAATCCAGCAGGAAGTACGTCTACATTGTCTCCGAAAATTGGGGTTACTGGATGTTCGGGGACTGGTATTGAATCTCTTTTCTGAATATGGCGCGTCCATGAATTCTGGTAAGAATACTGTTCGGTTCGTTTTGCAACTAGAAGATGTCTTTGCTTCAAATAGGAATATTGATTGAGTTTGAGAGTTGCGCGCCGTATCGATTCAGCTTCTTCGGATGAGAATCTTTTGAGAAGAGCTTCTCGTGGTGGCTTGGTACGTTTTTTATGCTCGATTTCCCAATAATTAATTCCCAACTCAATCCTATCGATTTCTCTCCAAAGCTTTTCGAGTTCGGAGAGAGTTTCCGGCGAAGCAAGACGACGGGCCTCTGCTCGCGAAAACGATGCTTTTCTTTTGATGATAGGGGTATCAGTAATCGGCCTAAGTTCTGCTTCGTTGAAAGTGGGGTTTTCTTGAAGTTGGTCAAGCGAAGCGATTTCAAGATGATCCCAGGTCGAATATTTTGATTTGAGTTGAACGAGTTTTTTCTGTTTTGCATTAAATCCATCGGGGTCTTTGCCCCATAATATATACGTTCCGATTAGTTCAAGGTTCGTATCAGTCAAAGTTGTGGGGTCAACTGACTTGAGATACTTTGAGACGAATTGGGCGCGATCGTCTGACGAACCAAGCGAAAAGTCAAGGTCTAATTTCATTTTTTTCCTCCTTTCTTCATAATTAAAGTATACATTTTTTTCGGAAGAATTTCAAATTTCATCCTAGAAAAAGTGCTAGTTCTATTTTTATATCATCCTAACTAAGTTGCTAGGCCCGTTTTTTGACCCGATTTCCGATTCGTCATTTTTACTAAAACATACCCCTCCTTTTGTGCAGAATGCTGAATTGTTAGCCCGGACTAACTCCTCGTCATTCTGCACAAAAAAGTCAAGTCATGTTTGGAGGATCTGCCTATTGCAAAATTGAAAAAAGACGTGTATAATAAACGCGTAAACAAAAAACAAAAAGAAAAAAGGAAAGAGGTTTTACAAATGAAAAATAATTATGTACAACGCCTTCATGAACTTGCAATACAGTTGGACAATTTAAGGGCAGAAATGAAAACCGCTGACAGCTATGGAACAAACGATGAAAAGCAAGAATTATCTGACAACATTCTTTCTATTGTTTCTAATCTTGAGTTTAATATTGCGCCCGATGTAATTTATTTATACGGGGAGGAAAATGACGTATGAAAAAAATTATCGTTAAAATGCCGGAAAGCGTAAAATTTGATAACACGCACAAAGGCGCGAAATGGACTTTTGACGGCGTGCATTATTGCAATGAAGGGAACGTAGCCGAGGCGGTTTTAAACTACTACTTCAATAATAAGCTTGAATATGACCATAATAGCGTTCGTTTTAATATTGAAGCAGACCTGCCCGCGCAAGGTATTAGTGTTAAAAGTGGGCGCTTTTCCCTTGCGTCGGCTGGGCTTCTCCATGGGGAGGACTTCTATTCTCAGCTTCAAGACTACACTATGCGCGATGCTGCTTCCGAGGTTGCATATGGTATTCTTATGAATGATAGTTTCGTTTATTACCTCATGAATCATGAAGATTTTTATGATTTTATGGTCGAATTCTACGATAGAAAAGAGTTTGAAAAGTATAACAGAATTCGCGGCTCTCGCAATTATGGTAAAATTGTAGAATGGCTCGAGAAGAGGGTGTAAAGCTGAAAAGCTTTACACCAATTCCCGCTTTAATAGATTAAAGGAATAAACCCTTTTCCTAAGCTCTATCTATTAAAGTTAAAGAAAAAAAGAAGGAAAGAAAATCAATAGATTTCTTTTTCTCTTTATTCCTTCTTTCTTTTCTTAGTCTTAACTAAGAATAAGCTAGCAAAAGAAGCTGGAAGCTAGAAAAAAGAAGTTTTAAAGATAAAAAGAAAACTATTGACTTTCTTTTTACTTTATAGTATAATAAGTATAGAAAGAAAGAAAGAAAGGTTCTTAACTATGGATATTATAAATTATACTATCTATAATGGTATTGACAATACCATTTTTAAAATGATGAAAAGTTATTTAGTAAATAACGATATTGATGAAATCTATAAAGAATGGAATTTCTGGGATGGTAGGGTAGAACGTTTCAAAAAGAATAAACAGTCGCGTTTTGCTTTTGAAGTTCTCTTTATTGGTAACGTTCTTACAGCAGTTGCACAGGTTCAATCTTATGATACGATAGGATATTATTTAGAAGGCTACCGCTCTGAAAAGACTAGTGCATTTCTTTCTTTTGTATTGCAGAACACCAAATGGAGTGTTCTTGAAAGTCAAGGAAAAAGGATTTTTGAAGGGCCTTTACTTCCCGAAGCAGAAGAAACACAAGAGAGAGAAGAAGAACAAAAAGACAAAAAACAAATTCTTCTTGAAAAAGTCCAAAAAGAAATTATAGAAGAGTATCCCGCTTTCAAAGAAGTCTTTTATAAGAAGTATAAAGATAATATTGCTTCAATGGTTTTCAATCTAAATGGAAATACAAATGATAGTAAATTATTAGAAAGATTGATTGAAGATGAAATGATTGAAGATTTCTCCAATTTTAAAATAAAACAAATTGAAAATCTTTTAAAAAACTCTTGACTTTTACAAAAATATGTGTTATAATAATTACAGAAAATAAGAAAGGAATTGATTGTATGAATACTCTTTATTATGAAATTGAAGGCCTTAAAAACGTCGGCACAAATTATGGTGAAGTAGAAATTCCCGAAAATGTCATTAGTTTAAACGCAGTTAGAAAAAAAGACGGAATATTTTTACAATATATTACAACATCTGAAAGAAAAATTGTATGGGCACAAGATATTGTAAATAAAAATTGTTCAAAAATTAAGTACATTCTTTCTGATGAAATTTTACATGTTACTTTTGTTGAACTACGCGATGGAAAAACTGGTTTTTCCAGATGTTCAACGAAGGATAAATTTAATATAACGATCGGAAGAGCGGTTGCAATTTGCCACGCATTGAAGAAAAAAATTCCAGATTTTATCTAAAAGAATTTTGAGTGTAGTTTATCTACACTCTTTCTTTTTCTCTGATTTTTTATTATGGTAATGCTTTAATTTGATAAAGTTCGTCGCCCGGGCGCGGACATCGAAATTAATAGAAATCTTTTCTAGAAAATAATCGCCCGACCGCTTTTGCGCGTTAAAGCATTAAAGGAAAATTTTCTAAAATATTTTTCAGAAAACTCTTGACTTTTCAAATGCCGCGTGGTATAATAATCTCAGAAAGAAACGAAAGGGCGAATATAAAATGACAAAAGAAATTTACTTTGATATGGATGGAACACTGGCTGATTTTTATGGGGTTGAAAATTGGTTGGATTATCTTGAAAGAGAAGATACAACGCCTTATAGAGAAGCAAAACCTCTTTTGAACATGAATGTCCTTGCAAGATATTTGAATAGACTTTCACGCAATGGTTGGAAAGTTAATATTGTTAGTTGGGGTTCTAAAAATGGTTCTTCTGATTATCTGCGCGAAGTTGAAAAAGCGAAAAAGGAATGGATTAAAAAACATTTGAAATCCGTTTTGTTTGAAAAATTTTATGTTGTTCCTTATGGAACACCGAAACAAAAAGTTTGCAACTTCTCGAACGGTTTTCTTTTTGATGATGAAAAGAAAAATCGCGTCGAATGGTCTGGTCGCGCGTTTGATGAAAAAAATATCTTAGGGATTCTAAAAGATTTGTATTGACAAATCAAAAGAAAAGTGCTATAATAATCTTAGAAAGAAACGAAAGGAATGTTCAAAATGAAAAAGGTTCTTGCGGGTTTAACTTACACAGTAGGCGCGGCGCTCTTAATCTGGTGTGTATTATCTTTCTTTGATGTACTGCGTGGACAGTGGTTCGATAATGTGTACAGTGTTTGGAACTTATTTAAACTCATTGCAGATTGGAGAGGTTAAAAATGTATTATATTGATGATGAAGCTTTTGAAACAAGAGAAGAGGCTTTCGAATATTTTTTGGATGATCTTGACTTTACCGATATTTCAACTTTAGATGAACTTTGCGAAAAGATGGGATATACAAAAGAACAATTGCTTGGAACTCTTTTATCTCTATCTTTTAAGAATGAATCCATTCCTTATCTTTGTGACAGGGTATTGAATGCAATAGAGGAAGTTTTTCAAGAAGAGATAATAGAAGAAGACGAAGAAGACGAAGAAGACGGCGATTGACCGTCTTTCTTTATTATAAAATAAATATACAGTTCAAGTCGCCCGGCCATTTCACTAAAATAAAGCATTAAAGCAACAAAAAAGGAAAAGAACGGGATTTTTCCCCCGTTCATTATTTTAAGGCTTTAAAATCAATTCATGTGTACAAGGTTCTATTGGATTATTTTCATCAAAAGAGTCTAAATAATTTTCATCAATATTAAATGCTCTAGCTCCCGAAACTTTAAGATATGGAACACCACAAAAGAAAAAAGTCATTCCAACTTTTAATTCCTCAAAGGTTATCATGTTATCTCGATCATCAGATCTCCAATTCATTTTAATTTTCCTCCTTAACGAAAATATAATCTTCCTTTTTAATAAGGTCTGTCCATAGATTATTTTCTACTTCCTCTATTTTCTTTTTATCTTCTTCACTTATTTTATCTTCTTCTATCCAATCAGTAATAGGGTTGATTTCATCTTTGAAACCCATTCCACCATAAAAAGACGAATAAAACCGAACCATTTTTTTGTACAATTTCATTTTAATCTTTCCCCTTTCTTTATGAATATATTATACCATACAAATCACGTTTTGTCAAGCGTTATTTTAATCGAACATATGTTTTTTTCGAGCGCCCGGGCGCGGCACTTTCGTGTGGTAAAGTGTTAAATCGTTAAAGTAAATGCAAGTTCCATTGAAAAACTTGCAAAAATTTTTTCAAGAAAACTATTGACAAAATCATGAAAATAGGTTATAATATAGGTGTTCCAAAAGGGAAAAGGAAGAAAAGAAAAGCAATGCGCCGAACGTGCAAAGAAAAAAATAAAAAAAAGGGCTTGACAAACTTCCGAAAGTGTGATATAATGAATACGTTCCCAAGAGGGACAAAAGAAAATTAAGGTTGCGACTTACCGCTAAAATGAAAGGAACTTATTATGACTAACAGAGAATTTCTTAACGCCGTTATCGCTCTCTCCGCTTCCGAGGAAATCACAGAACACGCAAAGGCTATGATTGCCTCTCTCGACAAGAGAAACGCGGCTCGTACCTCCAAGCCGTCTAAGACGCAGCTGGAGAACGCTCCGATCAAGGAGGCAATTCTGGGTATCATCGCAGAGATGAACGCGGAAGTTTCCGCTTCCGAACTGCACGAGCGTCTGAACATCAGTGTTCAGAAGGCTTCTTCTCTCTGCCGCCAGCTGGTAGAGGAAGGCAAGCTTTCCAAGGGTGAACGCAAGGAGAAGGGTAAAGGTCTTGTAAAGGTTTATTCCCTTGCAGAAGATTCTTCCGATGAAGAAGTGGAAGTAGAGGTAGAGTAAACTTTAACTTTGAGGGCGCGAAAGCGTCCTCTTTTTCTGCACTAACGCTTTAACACTTTAAAGCGTTACCACTTTAATGCGATGCGGCGCCCGGGCGCGGCACTTTCGCGCGCTAAATCGTTAAAGTAAATGCAAGAAGATCCGATAAACTTGCAAAAATAATTTTTGAAAAACTATTGACAAAACTCTTAATAGGGTGTATAATATAGGTGTTCCGAAAGGGAAAAAGAATAGTTATTTTGAAAGGAAGTATTGACTATGGCAAAAATTTCTGATGCAGTAAAAATCCGTTTCATGAACGAAATCAAAGAATTTCTCGAGAAGAACGGAAACGATGTCCTCAAGGTCAAAAGCGGAACCTATTCTATTCCGTGGGTAGAAGGTGATGATGAAGGCTATCTGAACATTACTTTCAGTGTACCGAAGGGTTCGCGTGATGGCTCGTCCCTCTATGATGGTTATGAGGAAGCGCAGAACTACGAACTCGAAACCAAAGAAAAAGAAGAACGCAAGGCAGAACGCGAGCGCAAAAAGCGCGAGAAAATCGAGCGCGACAAGAAAGCGCGAGAGGAAGCCAAGCGCAAGAAAGAAGAAAGAGAAGCAGAGGAAAAGAAAGAAGGTTGAACGAGAGGGCGCGAAAGCGTCCTTTTTTTATTGATCACTTTAATACGTTAAAGTATTATTGCGTTATCATATCACCACTTTATCATGGTGAAGTGCGACGCCCGGGCACGATAATATTTTATTTATACCGAAAAAACTATTGACAAATTCAAAAATAAGAAGTATAATATAAACAGAAAGAAAGAAAGGAATTGATAACATGACAGATTTTGATTGGACTGATGTGCGGTGGGCAGTTGTGAAAAAGGATGGAACTTTTGCGGGTGTTCCGTGTGCGAGTTACAATGAAGCCCGTGACCTTGCGGCTCAGCATGAGGGAGCAAAAATCTTCTTTCTGGCTTACGAACCCGATGAAGATGATGAACCCGATGGCATTGATAGCGATGAGGGCTTTGACCCTTATATTGGCTGTTTCACCTATGATTGCTAAAAGGAGGCTAACGCCTTCTTTTTTTATGCTCAAATTTTAAGGTTTTAATATCTGAAAGTCCACCGTCGGGCGCGGCTTGTTAAAAAGATAACAAAAAAATATTCAAAATACTATTGACAAAACATCTTAAAGGGTGTATAATAGGAGCATAAAGAAAAGAAAGCGAGAATAAGAAAATGAATCGTAATGTTATTGTACTTGACACGGAAACTGCAAATTCTCTTGAGGAACCGATTGCGTATGATATTGGTTTTGCAGTCATTGACACGGAAAACGGCGATATTCTTGAAGAACATTCCTTTGCCATTGCCGAGATTTTTCTTGATAAAGAATTGATGAACAGTGCGTATTATAAAGAAAAAATTCCTCAGTATTGGAAAGAAATTAAAAAAGGAACGCGAAAACTTGTAAAATTTGAAACTGCACGCCGTATTCTTTATCAAGTCGTAAAAAAATATAATGTCAACGTCATTGCGGCACACAACGCACGATTTGACAACCGTTCAACAAATCTTTCGAGACGTTATTTGACTTCTTCAAAATATCGTTTCTTCTTCCCTTATGGTATTGAAGTTTGGGACACTTTGAAAATGGCGCGAGAAGTTATGAAAGAAAATGAAGATTATACGCGTTTCTGTATTGAAAATAACTACATGACAAAAAGAAATCAGAAAAGATTTACAGCAGAAATTTTGTATAGATACTTGACAGGAAATAATGATTTTGAAGAAGCACACCGAGGGATTGATGATGTAAGAATTGAAAAAGAAATTTTTATGTATTGCTTGGGAATCAATCCAGAAATTGATGGAAGACTTTGGAAATAAAAAGGAGAAAGAAAAATGTTTGAACGTATTAAGAAATTATATTCCGATTCTATTTTGACAACTACTATTCGACACTTTATTTGTAATTTTATTACAATCGATGGAAAAGAACATTTTTATTCTGGTTTTAATTATATCGATGAAGATGCGATAAGTTGTAGCGGCCCCGAATATATTATGTATGATGTTCGTTCGGATGGATACATTAAAGATGATAACGATATTATGTATCCGTTACAAAATATCATTTCTATTTCTTGGGTATGTGATGATGAAATAGAAAACGTATATGTAAAAGAATATAAAGTTTTTTATACTAAAGACTCAAAAAAGAAAGAAAAAACTGTTGATAAGAAATAAAAAGAGAGGACGCAAAAGCGTCCTTTTTCACTTTACTAAAGAAAAGTGGCCGGCGCCGCCGAAAAAATTTTTAAAAACTATTGACAAATAAAAGAAAAGATGTTATAATATAAACAGAAAAAAAGGAAAGGAAGAAAGAAAATGGAAATAAAAAAAATGAATGATTTAACGTATGTTCTTCATTTTGATACGGATATACAGATGAAAGCATTATTTCGTTATTTATATAAATCATCTGAAAAATATTGTTATAACGCAGATTTAGATTGCCATGATTGCATATTATTAAAAGACTGTTGTGAATATTGGAAATTGATGGATGCGATATCTGAAAGAGTAGAAGAAAGATGAATGAAGTTATGACACGAAATGAATTGCAACAAATGCGATACCGTGTATGCGAATTGCAAGAAGTATTTTATGGAACGCAGGAATGTAGCCAAAGTACATGCAATGCTTGCCCTTATAATGACATTTGCGAAGTAACGAATGTGTTATTCAAACTTATATTATACAAGTTGAAAATTAACAGTGAAAGGAATTGATAAAATGAAATGGACAGATAGTTTAATTATAAAAGATACTCTTTTTAAAGATTTAAAAATTGGTGAAGGTTTTGAGGATTGGGATTCTCTTTACATTAAAATTAGTGACAATTGCGCATTTGATGTTGTCAATGATAAAAATATTACGTTTGATTCTGCCGTGGAAGTTACTCCACGTGACTGTGAAATTATTTTCCACTAAGGAGGCTTAAAAATGAAAGCAGAAACATATCAAGTAAAATTCAAACCCATAGACGAAAAAGATGAATACAATGGAATTCTCGTCTACAATGAAAACGAACTAAAAGAAAGTATGTTTATTTGTTCTTGCTGTGGAGGAATTTTTCCTCTTGATGAAGTTGACAGTTATAAAAAATATCCGACATGGGTGGATTTCTCCGCCGAAATTTGAGGGCTTTTTGCCCTCTTTTTTTTATATGTAATTTTAGCACTTTAAAGTGCTAAAGCGTGCGCCCGGGCACTTCACCACACTAAAGCGAAAAAGTCAAAAATCAATAAATTGATAAATCAATAAATCAATAAATTCGTACTGTTGTATAACTTTCCAGCGCGAAAGCGAACATATGTTCCGAACAAACGTTCGATTGTGACGTGAAAGCGAACAAACGTTCGAGTCAATTCCAATGCCTTGTCAAACAGTTGACATTAATTCTAATGTACTGGGCGCGCTGTCAACTATTTGACAGATAAGCTGGAAGCTACACCTTATGAATAAGCTGGAACAATGTGGGCGCGCGAATAAGCTGGAACACGTCACTCGAACATATGTTCGCCCGCTAAGCTGGAACTCCAAAATTTTTGTAACTTGAAATTTAAAATTTTCCGAAATTTGTAGAGGAACATCATATAAAAATTCACCTATAATCGTAAAGAAAAAAAAGCATCTTTTTTTAGCCCTTGGATGCGTCATGGCTAAGCTGGAACACGTCATTAAAGAGAGGGCGCGCAGTCAAATTCTAACTTTGCATATGATAATCGAACATATGTTCGTTTTTATTATAAATTTTTTCGGCCGAAATTTGAAGTCAGAATAAGCTGGAAGTTTGTTTGTTTACAACTCATCATAAGAGATATTTTTGATATATTCTGAAAAGTAAGACTTGACTTCTAACTTCACAGGAATTTGGGGCGCAAGAAACTTTTCGGCTCAAAAGAGGCAAGAGTTAATGGACGTCATTAGGGAGAGCTGCGCCGAAAATTCAAAGCAAAACCAAAACGCAACGTATACGTTTTCTCGTACAATTACGTATACGTAAAACGTATACAATAACGTATACGTATATATGTATATGTAAAACGTATAGGAAAATTTTTTTCGGTTTCGCGTTCAAAAAAATGTACGGAATAACGTATACGTTCTACTTATATATAATACGTATACGTAAAAAAATTTTTTTTGCAAATTGGTTCATTTTTGCGTAGCAAAAAGAACTAAAAATCCACTTTTATATGTAAGTAAAGGTAATACATTTATTATATACGGCGTTCTCGGGAACGCCCCGAAACCCGTTCACCCCTTACCCCTACGAAAAACGTATACGTAATACCCGTAATACGTAGAAGAAAGACGTATACGTAATACCCAAGCGCCACCCGAACCAAG